GATTACTGGCGGAACCATAACCACAACGGGAACAATTGGTATCAATGACGGAACCACCACACAAAAAGGTGCAGTGCAGTTGGAAGATTCCGTATCCAGCACAAGCACCACCACAGCGGCCACACCTAACAGTGTTAAAACTGTTGCTGATTCTGATGCATTAAAAGCACCATTAGCATCACCAGCATTGACTGGCACACCAACTACTACAACTGCCACAGTGGACACAAACACTACGCAAATTGCTTCTACCGCATTTGTTTTGGGTCAGGCTAACACTGCAACAACACCTATTGTTGATGGCACGGCAACTATTGGAACATCTACGCGATACGCTCGTGCTGACCACATACATCCGACTGATACAAGTAGGGCTTCTGCTCCTTTGTATTATGCACCAGCAACATTTATCACTACTGAAAATAGGGCTACAACAGATTTTTCACCGCTATCATCTACAGCAACTTTTGGTGTTTCTTTAGCGGCCTCAACTGCCTATGAAATAAACATTGAACTGATTTTTGATTATAGCGACATCGCAGTAAATTCTAGAACTTTATCGTTCGGTTTTCGTTTAGGTTCAGGAACTTTAACATCTATCGGATACGATGTAACACATAACAGAAAATCAACAACGCTTACGGATACTGTTTATCATCAAAGTATAAATGCTATCGGAATTAGCCCTATTGAATTATCTAGAAGTTCCAATGTTGGTTATGAGTCCGTAATTCGGGCTAAAGGTATTGTTACTGTAAATACTGCTTCTAAACTAATACCTACATTTCAATGGAACGCACTTGGTGATACTTTTAATGTACGCCGAGGTTCGTATGTCCAGTTCACACCGCTACCGAATACTACGAGCAACGGAACTTGGGCATAATGGATAGAAACCCAAATTGTAGAGAAGGATGCCCAACACAAGACCATGAATCATACGCAGATTGCTGTCAAGGAATTCAATTCAATCTTGCAAGTTTACGCAAATCCCGTGCCTAAAACTTAAATCGTCAAAAACAAGAGGTACCATCAAACCATGAAAAAGTATTGGCAAAAGTTTTTAAACATGGTTGCAACCAGCCCAGTTGGGACAGCCCTCAAAATTGGTTTTGGTGCTAGTGCCGTATGGCTATTAGACAATTTGGGTTCTTTCAATTTGTCACCAGCCTTATCAGCCTTAATAATTGCAGTTTTAACAGTTGCTATTAATTATTTGAATCCACAAGATTCCCGATACGGTAAAGGAAGTTCAGAATAATGGCATACCCAGTAAAAAACCCTCATGTGACATGTGAATACGGAGTTCATGGGAATCAATGGATGAGTGGATGGCACCAAGGCGTAGATTTTGGTGCCCCACTAGGAACACCCGTCTATGCAGTGGCTGACGGTGTTGTTACATCAGTTGGTGCCCAAGGTTCAGCCCTAGGAAAATTTTCACCAACAATCAAACACAAATTCCGTTTCAAAACCTATTACTGCACCTATGCACATGTTAAAAAGTCTTATGTAAAGGCTGGCGACATTGTAAAAATCGGTCAACACATTGCAGATGTTGGTATTGAAGGCAACGCTAAATCAGGTTCGCATCTACATTTTGAAGCACAACCAACACCATTTTGGCAGGTCGGTAAAGGCGTTAACCCTAAATGGATTTTTTCTTACAAAGGTAAAATCAAATAAGGAGCAATAATGGCATCGGGTACATCAATCACTAAAGGTGAAGGTTTCATTGGAAGACTATTTACAAGAGCAGGTGTAACTTTTGCTGACAATACAACAATTGATACCCGTGGTATTTATGGTCAAACTTCAACCGCTACCAGCACAGGTACAGGAACGCTAGTATCAAACACTTACATTGTTTTACCCGTGTCAGGTACATTGGACAGCGACATTGTTTTAAACATGACAAATGGTACGGCTTCAACATTTTCGCTAAAAAACACTAGCGGTTTAACCCGTATTGTGGATGTTTCAGCCCAAATTATTGCAACCACAACCAGTAGCAATGTTATTGGTCTTGCTATTGGGAAGGCTGGAACAGTAATTCCTGCTTCAGCCGTATCACGCACATACCTTACAAGTCATGTTTCGGCTGACCTTACGACCCGTTGCCTTGTCAGTTTAGCGGCCGATGAAGAAGTGCAACTTTTTGTAGCCAACCTTGGTGCAACAAACGCTGTCACGGTTTCTCGTGCCCGTCTAACAGTTTGCCCTGTTTAAATTTAAAAACAAAAACCCCCAAAGATGCTTCCCGTTTCTTTGGGGGTTTTCTGTGTCTGATTCTAGGTTTTAATCGTCAGAATTGCAAACATGTTTTGGTTTACGCTTGTAAACCTTTTTTGATGTGTGGGCACCAGACGCTGATGAACGCCTAAGTTCCAGCCGAGCCTTGAGTTGCTCAGGTGTCGCTTTTATCCGTTTCATCATTTTTTTCTTCCTTGATTGTGTGACCAAAACTATTTGGACAATACCAGTTGATTGTCACGCCAATGGTTTTGCGTTTGTATGACCATCCGCCACCTTTTCGAGATTGTGCCCCTACGACTTGTCGGCGTTTATGCTCAACTCGTTGCATGGGAACGATTCCTAATAGTGGTTCACAAATCTGGCAGTTCATGATTAATCCTTAAAGATTCCTAGTGCCCAACCTGTGTAAGGTTCTGCAAAGACACCTTCCACTTGAACAGTAAATGATGATTCGATTGCCCAATCGTATGGACCTGATTCCCAAAGGATTGCGTATGGTGCATTAGTTCCTGACCAGTTCCAATCTTTTACAAGTTTTGGTTCCTCAAGCCCTTCGCCCCAATAGCCTTTGTATTTGTTTTTAATTTGGGCAAATGCTTTTTCTGCTTGCTTCTTAGTAACAGTTCCCATTATGAACCGACCTTACCTTTCATTGCTTTTTTGTGTCCTACTTTTGCACATTCACCGCATACGGTATTTGCAAAATAACCCAATGCGTCTTCGTGACCACATTTTGCTTTTAGTTCAATTGGTTTATCAAAACCAACACCAATTATTTTAAATTCCATTATGAACCCCCTTCTGCGAACACAATCCATTTGGCTTCTTCGCCATCACGGTGTTCACTGCTTTTTACTGCGTAATAACGACTTTGCTTTACGATTTTTGTAAATGGTTTTTCTTGAAGAATCCACACTGCAACATCGCTTGCGGTTTGGTCATAGACCCTGACTTCTTTTCCATCTACATACACATCAACAATGTATTTTGTCATGTTTATTGTCCTTCCTTACATGGGTGAATTTCTGGAACCATGATGCCTCTACAGTCGGGGCAAACCATGATTAGAATTTTGCTTTCCATTTTTTCGTCCTTCCTCGTCCCTACACTTTAATTGTACCACAACTATGGTTTAGTTTTTACCACTTTATTCTGAGGTGTGAAGATAATGATAAGTTGCAGTGCCATCAGTTGAGGTGGTCGTACTTAGCAAGTAACCCGTAATGTAACCACTGTTAAAAACATTAATTTCAGCAACAGGCTTATTGCTGTCAACATCCCTGCCGTCCGAAGAAACGGCAATTACAACATCTTCATGCTTATTTGCTGAACTTGCAATGTTAGCCACAAGAGCCATTGCTTGTTTTGGAGTTAACTTAAATAGAATTTGGGCTGATGTTTGTGTCATGAGGTTTTCCTTTCTTTTGCCTACACCTCATTGTAACACACTTTGAGTTTAGTTTTTACCATTTTCAAACCACTCAGAAAAAGCGTATTTTAAACACTTTGGGCACAAAATGTTCCAACCCATAAAAACTTGAGGTTCATCAGTTGATTTATTACACCACGAACATCTGACAGAAACCTCGTTACCGATTTCCACGATTGACCCATAACACAATTCCTAAAAGCCAAACCATGACCCCAATAAAAGCCCAACCCATGATTAATCTTTTTTCATCGCTTCAACAACAAGAGTTAACGCTTGAGCCTCAGTAAACCCAGCCTTAGTAAAAGACAAAAACAATTCGTGCATCGCAATGGCACCTTGTACTAAAGAATTATGTGCTTCACCAAAAATTTTGTTTAATTCTTCTTCACTCGCCATCAGATTCCTCCCCAAAATTTTCTTCCTCCAACTCAGACAAATAAAAAGCATTCTCATGAAAATGAAAAATGCAACCCTCTGGAGCCTTTTCTTTATTAAGCCAAGTAATTGCACGATTAGCCAACCCATCCCTATCAAGAAGCGTTGGAAAAGTTTCTCGAACTATTCCAAATGCATCCGTGTATTTAGTAAATTCATTTTCAAATGCTTCAACAGCGATTGCTTCTGATGGTGTAATTTGATACCCAACAGTTACCGCTAATCGAATTGCACCACTAATAATTCGCCACCACTGTTCTGATGGTTGTGTTGCGTCAATAATACGACCAACATCTTCTTTGCCAAATACAACAATTTCAGCCATTGAGTTCCTTTTTTAGATTCTTATTAAAAGTTTAAAGGCTCCGTGTTTGCAGTGGCGGAGCAACCCACCTCCAAAATCTTAGGACAACAACATCAAAACCTAAGACTGCAAATTTATGGGGTTAAACCACTTCTAAAGCAATCAACACATTGTCAATTGTGGTATCTAGAGCAGTTGCCATTACTGGAAGCATGTCAACACTTGGACGATTTTCAAAAGTGAAATACCGATAAAGGTTTCCACGATTAATGCTCATTTCACTTGCGACTGCTTCTAGCGATTTGTAACCGTTGCGTTCCATTTCGGTGCGTAGCCACTTCATGCCAGTTAGTTTTTTACTTTTTGCCATGTTTGGAGTTCCTTCCATTTGAGGTTTCAGGGTTCTTGCATTCTGTACAAATAATGGAACCTATCACTTTTGTGAGGATTACATCATTTGCAGTTTTGATTACAAAGTGTGGACACTCTGTACCAAATTGATTTGTCACCATTACGGCAACTGGTATTCGTATTCGGGACACAAATTGATTACTGCACCAGCAACCATGGTTGCCACAAATTCAATTGCGGTATCACCTTCATAATCACCTGTTGAGGTTAAGTAATTAGAAATTGTGGTAACGGTTTCACCAGAATTTAATGTGTCGCAAACAATGTGACCAGTTTCCAAAATTTGTTTATCTGTGTTTTTTTCAATAACTGGGTTATCAACACTATGCACATCGTACAAAAATTCGTCTTCAGCGTTTGTGTATCCACTATCAACTGGAGTATCAACAACAGTGGTGTCTGTGGTGTCTGTTGTATCCGTGGCTGATGTTGACCCACCACCGCAAGCGGTTAGTGACAGCACCAGCAGTGCAGAGCCAATTACGGCTATTAGGGGTTTCTTCATGGTTTCCTCTCGTAGGGGTTTAGTGCCAATTTAGTATTGGCGTTAGTTTTAAGCAACAACCTAAAACGGCGTGTCGCTTTTGAGTTGGTCATCAAAATCACACTTGGGACAATCGAACCAATAGTTTTTCCAATCATCCACGCGAACATCTGTGACTTCATCAAAATCACATTTCTCATTTGGGCATGAAACTTTAATTGCTACATCGTAAGACAACACACCCGAACCCTTCCATTCATCAGAGTTCATTAGTCCTCCTTTAAGACTTTTACAATTTGGTCAGCCCAGCCCCAAACAAGTTCAACTTTTCCATTGTGGTGTTCGGGTAATGTTTCGCCAAGGAATACACCTTGACTGTTTTCGATTTCAATACTGGTAACTTCAATTGAACGAAGTTCCCCCGATGAAGTTCGGTATTCAATCTTGTCACCAATTTTGACATTAAACTTTTCCATGCTTTTCCTTCTTGTTTTGATTTGATTGACATTCTTCAATTCCCATTACCAACGATGCCCAAGCAAACGGAGTTGCATCATCGGGACGGTATCCACCAGCACCACCAACAAGCATCGGCGTATTTGGAAAATTCTTTCGGAGCATCCAACCAACAGATTCGTAATCATTGAGTTGATACTGCAAATCTGATAACGGGTCAAGTGCATGACCGTCAGCACCACCAGCAACAAAAATGTAATCAGGATTAAATTTTAAAACCCTGTCAATAAAATCTTCAACACATTTAATCAATGCACGACCATCAGAGTTTGGTAGCAACGGGCTGTTGTAAACATTTTTTGAAACATTGTTGTAAAAACCAGTGTTAGGAAAAATGCCAGCCTCGTGAATTGAATGCGTTAAAACATTTGGATTATCAGCCGTTAGGTTTTCTGTTCCGTCACCGTGATGTGCATCAATGTCCAAAATAGCGACCCTGTGCCCATCATCAGTTAGCAACTTTGATGCAATAGCAAAATCATTAAACACACAGAATCCTGAAGAGGAATCAAATTGGGCATGATGTTTTGCACCCGTCAAATTTACGGCTGTTAAATGATTACCCCTACGGAGTTCATCTAATGCTGTAAGTGTTGACGCAACAAACTTTAATGCTAACGCTGACAAGTCTGGTCGCTGACCGTGCCATTCATTGCTTTGATGACTTTTTAAAACTTCAGCAACATAAAGTGGGTCATGCACATTTGTTAAAACTTGTGGGTCAATGTCAAAAGGTTTTATTTCTTCAACTTCGATACCAGCGTATTTTGCTGATTCAATAATGGCGTTTCGTCCGTTAATAAATCTGCGACCTTGAGTTGGATGCAATTTGCTAAACACCCAATTATTAAAATCTTCATCGTGTACTAATAACATGTTCGTCCTTCCTGTTGTCTATACGCTACCACGGCTACATGCCAAAAACAAAATTAACCATTTCGCTCTTGGTACTAAACACTTTTTCAATTTCGCCATTGAGTTGCGGAACAGGATTACCCATTCCGTCAACTTTCCAGCATGCCCAAGTTTTTGTTCGGGGATTGTATCGGCACATAAAGTTGTAACCGATAGGTTTTGCTTCGTATTGTCGGGGAGTTCGATTCATGTCGTCACCGTAATAAAGCCTCATGCAACCTCTTCCATTATTTGCTTCTTGGTCTTGTAGCGTGGTGGGAATTTCACCACGCCTTGTTTGGACAGTTGGCTTCCAATTATTCCATCCACAATGTAGCCATACTTGGTAACTTCATAAAACGAGATTCTAGTTTTCCATCGGCGTTCCGTCACATCTTTCATCGCTTTGTAAAAAGTTTCATCGTGTGCCGAACAACGACCATTGCGACCATTCGGGTATCGAACGCCAACAGCCATGTGCGTCAATTCGTGTAGCAACAACATCCAAGTCGCAGATTCATTGCTTTGCTTTTTGACCACGATGCCACGCCACGATTGACCAACATGTGCCCAACCTGAGTTGCCCCTGTAGTTGTTGTCCCGAATCTCAATCGGCGGTAACGCCCGACCACGGTGATACGGTTCCAACAATTTCCAAAGCCTCACGGCTTCTTTAGGAATGTTCAAATCGCCAACCCAGTTCAATTCCGCTTTAGCAATTTTCTTTTGCCGTTCAGCCGTTAATCGTTGCTCACGCCAAATTGCTTGTTGGGCTTTGGTTCGTTCATCCTTCCGTTTTTTAATTGCAGATTCTTTTTTTCGCTTGGCAGTTTGCTTTGCTACTTGTTTAGTTTTTGATGCTTCACGCTGTTTCTCAAGTGCAGGTGCAGTTCGCTGAACCAACACTCCAGATTTTGCAGAACACGGCAAACAGTATCGTTTGACATCATTCATGCGTGGGCGTGAAGAGTTCAAAACACCACTGTCACACGATGGACATTTCCATCTAACTTGCTTTGTCATGTTTCCTCCCACATAACCATTATAGCAGGTCCACTGACAATTATGAAATCGGGGGTTTAGTTTAAGTATGCCAAAAACCCTTTAATACCAATGGTTATAACTAAACCAAAGTTGTGGTACAATGGTAGTAGGAGGTAGGAATGACAAAAACCAAATTGTCTAGGGAAGAACTTCTCAAGCAGTACGGCGTTCAAAAGCGAAAGCCAAAAGAAAAACTGCCGACTTATGCAGAAGTTCAACAAAGCCATTTAGAGCGACACAAAAATGTTGACGGGTTTTGTATCCAGTGCAAGCAAGTAATCGGCGATGTCGAATCAAGGCAACCGTATCCATGTGCATCGTTACGCAGGGTCAATCTTGCGTAATGGTCAAAACTAAACCAAAAGTGTGTTACACTGAAAGTGTCAACAGGAAGGACAAATCATGACCGACATAAAAACCCTCGCAGTTGCTACCGATACAGCAATTGCAGAATACCTATTTAAACTTGCTGGTGCAGAATCTCAGGTCGAACGATACACCTCAGAAATTTATTGGTCTGCTAATGCCAAATACGAAATTATTAAATTTGAACGGGTTTACAGCGAATCAATCGGAAGCGTAATTGATAGCGTGAGTCCAGATAACACTCGCGTTCAAGAAATCATCGCAAAGTACCGACAGGCACGAACCGAAGCAAATGAAATTCGAATCAACATCGCAAACTTGAACGCAATTTATCTTCAGCACAAATGGACACGGGCTTATCTTGTCACCAACACCAACGGACATGTTCACAAAAACCAAAACTGTTCAACATGTTTTCCGTCAACTCATTATCAGTGGTTGGTTCAATACAGTGGCTCACCTGAAGAAGACATTGTGTCGGATGCTGGTCAAGATGCTTGTACCGTGTGTTACCCATCGGCTCCTGCCGAAGTTCTTAACCGTCCATCAGTAATTGTCACTGAGGAAAAGTTGGAAAAGGAAGCACGGAAGGCTGAACGGGCTGAAGCCAAAAAAGTTCGTGAAGCAAAACGAATTGCATCGGCTCCAACGGTTGACGGTTCGGAACTTTTGGTTTCGGATGGCTACAAGCGAAATGACAAGTTTGTGGTGGAAGAGTTGAAAACCGAACGGACGGCTCGGATTTGGTATGTTGACAAATCTGAATCGTTGGCTCTTTGGAAAGGCAACAAGCCTGAAGATGAGGTTGCGGTTATCCAAGAATCTTTGGAAAACATTTTGTCAGCCCTTGCTGGTAAACATGGTGTATCAGTTGACGCGGTTCGTGCCGACTTGGATAAAAAGGTTGCCAAGCGAGTTAAGGAAACTTTGGAAGCCCGTGAATCTTGGAAGCGTTTGCGTGGGGAAATTTAGTGGTAATAACTAAACCAAAAGTGTGTTATAATTAAGTGTAGGGCAAAAGAGAGGAACAAAATGAAGTTCATCACAGACGATAGTCACGGGTGGTTGGCAGTTTCAACTTATGATTACCCACACGCAAAAAATTTCGGAACGGGCTACGGGTACATAGACGAGGAAAATAGCGTCATCTATTTGGAAACCGATTGTGAGGCTTGGGAATTTTTGCGAGCCGAAGGCAAGTGGGAAGATGCAAAAAATTTCCCAGTTACCAACATTGACGGGCAAGCGTTTGTTCGGAAGTTCAAGCACAATGAAGCAGTTTTCAGTTACAACTTTTAAATAAATAAAAATGTCGGGAAGGACAAAAAATGACAACAGCAAAACAAGTTCGTGAATCCAAGTTCCAAGCAATTTGGGATGAAGCAGATAAGGCTGGTAAAGCATCAGCAGAAAAAGCAATACCGACCCCAATGATAGTTGGCACTCCGACTACTCCACTTGGTAGCGACATTGACTACACCAAGAAAACATACTTTGTCGCTGGTGGTGTGTGTGGGTTTGCCGAAATCAATTTTGCTGGTAATACCAGTTTTGGTCGGTGGGCAAAAAACGCAGGATTAGCCAGTAAGAATTATTACGGCGGTCTTTATGTCTGGGTTAGCGACTATGGTCAATCCATGGAAATCAAGCAAGCGTATGCCCGTGCTTTTGCTCAGGTGTTGCGTGATAACGGAATTGATGCGTCATCAAATAGTCGCATGGATTAAGTGGTAATAACTAAACCAAAAGTGTGTTACAATTAAGTGTAAGCAACGGAAGGACGAAAAATGGAAAACCAAAAACCACTTGCAGTAGGCGACATTATTTATGCTTGCTACGGTTACGATGCAACATTTTACAATTTCTACCAAGTAGTTGGTGAAACCGCTAAGAGCGTCAAGGTGCGTCAAGTAGCAGTAAAAAAAGAATACGGAAATTACTCCGATTATGTATCACCGATTGCAAACGAATTTGTTGGGGATGCGATTACTCGCCGAGTCAAAATAAATGGCAAAGGTCAAAACAACTGGATTGTAAAAATTAGCGATTACATCTGGTCATTCAATAAGTGGACGGGACAAGAAAGTCTTGGACAAAGCCCAGTTGGAACCTACTAGGAAAGAAGGAAAAAATGATAAAGCAAGAATCCCGACCATTTGACCCACAGGTGCTTAAAGCACAACTTGGAATGTTTAACATTTATGCCATTTCAGGTGGACGCTTTTACATTGACGGTGCCACATTATTTGAAGATGGACAAACCCAGCAAGTCGAATTGCCAGTAGCCTACGGGTACCGAGTTCGCATCCGTCTTGCATGGGACGACACCTACACCGTTCAACGAGTTATCGTAAAAAACACCAAAAAGGGAATTAGCGAAAACATCAAGGGGACAGTTGAAGGTGTGTATTGTGACCAAGTTGGTGAAGTGGCTTATTACGCAAGTTGTTTCCGTTCACATCCCGAATTTGGCGAATGGTCAAAACCAGTAGAAGTTAACTAGGAAGGAAAAACATGACAAAGCAAACAAAACTTCAATTATTCCGTGACGGCGAACCTGTTCAAGAATTTGACGATTGGTTAGGCGTTCTTGCATACATTCACAAAAATCATTCATACTCGGCTGATTGGGCTTTTAAGTATGAAGGTTACGAACTACGAACGGTAGGTAATTAACATGACCCAGCAAACCCCATTCAAATGTCCCCGATGTGGCGACATCAGCAAAATTCCACCAGCCCTATCTCGGACAGATAACAAAACCCGTATCTGTTCCGATTGTGGACGCTTTGAAGCACTAGAGCAGTTCGTCAATGCGTTAACCCCACAAACAGATTGGGTCGCAAATAATTTCAATGCAGATTTTCCACTTTTGCCATACGCCGACACTTCGGGCTGGTCAGGTTCTGAAACTTCTAAAGCCCGTGCCATTGCTGAAGATTCCGATGGTACAACCAGTAAACGACAAAAAGACACAATTAAGGCGTTGGCTGGTGCTGGTATTCTGGGCTTAACTTGGAAAGAGTTGGCTTCCCACTTTGGCTGGCATCATGGTCAAGCAACAAGTGTGTTGTCGGTTCTGCACCTAGAAAACCGAATAAATCGCCTAGTAGAAAAACGCAGTCGTTCTGCGGTGTATGTGTTACCTGAGTTCGTCAACGAGCGTCAGACAAGCCCTCACGGGCGTAAGAAACGCATTCACACATGTAGCAACTGTGGACACACGGAGGAATCATGAAATTAACCAAACGAGGAAAAGCGGTTGTAAATACCTTTTACGCATTTTTAGTATTTTTGGCAATTGGGTTTTGTGGCTCATTGGAATACTCGGATGCAGTTGCCCTAGCCAAATACGATGCTAAAAACAAATCTCAGGCAGTTTCAGTAATTGTCCACACAAAGCCACCAGTAAAGGTTTCTTTACGCTCCTATGCCCGTTCACAGGGCATTAAACGGGGTTGGAGTTCAAACCAACATTCATGTTTGGTAAAACTATGGAATGAGGAATCGGGCTGGAATCCAAAAGCACACAATTTCAGTTCTGGTGCCCACGGAATTCCACAAGCGTTACCTGCATCAAAAATGCGTTCTGCTGGTGCCGATTACCTTACGAACGGCAAAACCCAAATCCGTTGGGGAATTGGTTACATCCAAAATCGTTACGGCACACCATGTTCAGCGTTAGATTTTCATAATCGGCAGGGCTGGTATTAATCATGTCGGAATTGCCAGACACCAAAATTGTTGATTGTCCCGATTGTGGGCATCGTGTTTGGGAACCCATGTTGAAGTTGGGAAAATGCTTCACTTGCGAGTTGCTCAAGAACTTTAAGGACAAACAATAGAATAGGTGCATGCCAAAAGATGATGATGCTGTTGAAGCGTCAGAAAAGTCCCCCGTGGACAACATGCTGTACGAAATCCAAAAAGAAATGTTTCCTGAAGGGGCACTTTCAACAGCGTGGGTTTTGGCAACAGAATGGGTTGCAATTAATGGTGAGTATTACACCGTTACTTTAACCGATGACAAAGCACCACCGTGGCATCATGTTGGGATTTTGGCAAAATCACAATCTGAGTTGGACGAAATCTTATCTTCGGAAGAAGAGGAAGATTAGTTGTACCCAAAGTTTGATGGGTCGCAACTTTGTGCCCAAGTTGACCCAGAGATGTGGTTTCCAGATGGTTCGCTTATACGAGCAAACCGTGACGCTATGGAAATTTGTAAAAAATGTCACTTCCTTGAGGAATGCTTGGAGTACGCTGTACAAACTGATGTTCAAGGAATTTGGGGCGGTACTACCTATCCGCAACGAAAAGTGATAAGAAAGACTAGGGGAATTGTTGCAAAACCAATTTTTGAGTTTTTGTCAACAACACCTCAAGCAATTAAAGCCCGTGAAAAAAGGGCTTTAATTAAAGAACTCCAAAAAGAAAAGGAAAACGAATGAGTGCAAATGTAACGGTAATTGGCAATCTTGCTGGCGACCCTGAGTTGCGATTTACTAAAGAAGGTAAGGCTGTAGCAACTTTTACAGTTTTAACTTCAACATCTAAGAAAACAGATTCGGGTTGGGAATCAACCGATGTAACGGCTTGGCGTGTTTCTGCTTGGGACAAGTTAGGCGAGAATGTTGCTGAATCTTTGACCAAGGGTTCCCCTGTTGTTGTTTACGGCAAGGCATCTTGGAAAGAATGGGAAAACAAAGAAGGCAACAAAGGTGGGGCTATGCAAATTCAGGCTTACAATGTTGCAGTTGATTTGAAGCGTGACCCTGTAAGCATTAACAAAGGTTCGGGTTCTAATCGTTCTAAAGAAGTTGACCCTTGGGCTACACCTGCTCCGTCTGAAGAATTTCCGTTCTAATGTACGGCTATTTTAAGTTTGCCGTTAATGGCACAATTGTTGGTTTGGCTTTTTATTGGCATGAATACACGGTGCAAATTCTTGGCTGGATTGCGTTAGTAATGACGGCTTTGAGTTGGATTCGCAATAGCCTCCCTAAGCGTGAGCCTAAAGTTGTTGAGTGGGACAGGTTTGATTGGGATGTTGTTGGCGGTTGCGAAAGTGATAATTGCAAATGTCAGGCTAAAGATGACACGAAACCCAAAGAGTCATAACTAAACTAAAAGTGTGTTACAATCAAGTGTAGGCAAAAAAGGAAGGACGGAAAATTGAGTTCAAATTTAATTCAATTAGTCATAGACATTATTAAATCTCAACAAGAAGATTTAATAACCATGGAAGAAGCAGTTTCACTTATTGAGATGGAACGCAAAAATCATAAGGCAGGTAAATAATGGAAAAACTTATTAATCAAATTATTGCGTATGAACAAGGCGAATTGTTTGGGCAGGAAGTTATTGATTTCTTTCAAGAACTTGTTAACACTGGTAAAGCATGGTCACTTCAAGGACATTACGGACGCACCGCACAAGCACTTATTGATGAAGGGCTTGTAACGGCATGAGCGAACAAGAAGAAACAGCAGTTGGACGGAACTACATTTTTGACATGGTTGACGGTTCACAAATCCTTGTAACAACTTGGGGCACCGACATTGGGCGAATTGCGTTTCGTTCTGATGCTTGGTCAACATGGTCGCCACCAGTTCAAGCAACAAAAATTGAACAAATTGGTCAATGAAATTTATTGAACTTTTTGCAGGTATCGGTGCGTTTCGGCTAGGTCTGGAACGCACTGGTCATACCTGTGTTTGGGCAAACGAATGGGAAAAAGCACCACGGAGGATTTATGAACGACAATTCGGAGAACAACCAGATGGACGAGATGTTCGGACTATTTCCGCCAGCGACCTCCCTGAAGCCGACCTCATCGTTGGAGGATTTCCTTGTGCAACTTTTTCAGTTGCAGGAAAGCGAACTGGATTCTCTTTGGAAGACACAAGAGGTACTTTGGCTTTTGAAATGTTCAGACTTGCCAGAGATAAGCGAATACCGTACATCGTTTTTGAGAATGTTAAAGGACTCCTCAACCACGACAATGGAACAACTTTCGCAGTTATCCTCGGAGTCTTGGATGAGATGGGGTATGACTGCCAATGGGAATTGCTTGACAGCCAAAATTTTGGAGTCCCACAACACAGAGAACGCATTTTCCTTGTCGCAAATCTTAGAGGAAAACCCCGACCCAAAGTATTTCCTATCGGAAGAACAGGTTCAACAAATGTTGTCGAAGTTGAATCAGAAAACGGAATTGCCCAATGGAGTAGAAGAGATAACGGATTTCGATACTTTGGAGCAACAGCCCCAACTCTTTTAGCCCAAATGGGAACAGGTGGTGGCAATGTTCCGTTTGTTACCGTTAAACCTGTGCTGACAGTTAACCGTGCCGAGAAGCGTCAAAATGGTCGCAGGTTCAAGGAACATAATGAACCAGCGTTTACTTTAACGGCTCAGGATAGGCATGGAGTTGCTATTGATGACGGCAAAACTGTAGTCATTCGTAGGCTTACCCCGTTGGAATGTGAACGGTTACAGGGTTTACCAGATGAGTTCACTAAGTATTACGAAGACGGTTCATTGGTTTCCGATAATGTCAGATACGAACGATTGGGCAGAACAATAACAATCCCAGTTGTTGAAGCAATAGGTAAAGGGTTAAATGTTTTCTTTTGATACGGTCAATAATTTTGATGACCACATAGCGAGTTCAATTCCTGCTTACGATGCTTTGTTTGACACGGTAGTAACTTTGAGTGATTTCTTTTTATTACCTGATACAACTTTTATTGACATTGGTTGCAGTACAGGCAAATTGCTAGAAACGGTTCGGCACGATGGTGTCAAAATTGGGATTGATAAATCAAGAAATTTGCTACCAAGATTCAACCCAACCCCTGTTGAGTATTTTAGTTACGACATAACCGAGTATTTTGGGTTTGAAGATTGTTCACTAATTACCTCAATTTTTACTTTGCAGTTCATTGACAGTACTAAACGCCAAGAATTGTTAAACAGAATTTATGACGGGCTACGACCAAATGGGGCTTTTATTTGGGCTGAAAAAGTTTATGCAGAATCAGGCAAAATTCAAGAAATGCTGACATCTACTTTGCACCAACATAAAAGACCTTATTTTGATGCAATGGAAATTTTGGATAAAGACGCAGATTTGCGTAAACTAATGCGACCTAACACATCTGCAAAGAATCAACAAATGGCTAAAGATGCTGGATTTGAGCAAGGTGAGTTGATTTGGAAATCATTAAATTTTGAAGCATGGCTTTACATTAAGTAGCGAGCCACCTCAAGATAGTGCTTTTTGCAATGTATTATGCAAGAAGGTTTATTTTTTTGTAAGGATGTGAACATGGCTACACCAAAACCAGATTTTTCTGAGTTAGGCTCCACAGGGCTTCATCGTGCTGGTGGCACAGTCTTTGAAGAGTTCATTACAGCGTTACGAAACAAAAACGGTATCCGTGCTTACCGTGAAATGGCTGACAATGACCCTGTTATTGGTTCTATTCTTTACGCGATTGAAAAAGTTATTGTTCGCCTTGAATGGCGAGTTGACCCTTACATTGAGCCAAATGCTGAAGGTCAACCTAAAGAAAAAGATGTTGAAGTTGCAGATTTTATTGAATCTTGCCTTTTTGACATGTCTGATTCTTGGGACGCAACTTTAGCAAGTATTCTTTCAATGCTTACTTTTGGTTGGTCATACCACGAAATTGTTTACAAACGCCGAGTTGGACCTGACGAAAATGACCCAACAAAGCGTTCACAATACACGGACGGCAAAATTGGTTGGCGTAAATTTGCTATCCGTAGTCAAGATTCTTTAATGCGTTGGGAATTTGATGACGATGGCGGTGTTAACTGCATGATTCAAAATGACCCTTCAGGCGGTGGAACCCATTATGTCCCAATTGAAAAAGCATTACTTTTCCGTACCACAAACCAAAAAAATAATCCTGAAGGTCGTTCCATGCTTCGGAACGCTTACCGTCCTTATTTCTTTAAAAAGCGTATGGAAGAAATTGAAGCAATTGGTATTGAGCGTGATTTGGCTGGTCTTCCTGTCGCTTATGTTCCACCTGAGTTCCTTTCATCTACGGCTACAGATGCACAAAAAGCGGTACTAAATAGCATTGTTGAAATTGTTCAAAACATTAAACGCAATGAACAAGAAGGTGTAGTTTTTCCTGCCCAGTATGACGAATCTGGTAAAAAACTGTTTGATTTGACCCTTTTGTCGGCTGGTGGTTCCCGTCAGTTCGATACGGACAAAATTATTTCTCGCTATGACCAACGAATTGCTATGTCTGTTTTGTCGGACTTTATTTTGTTGGGTCATGACAATGTTGGGTCATTTGCTTTGGGTACCGCAAAAATGGATTTGTGGTCTATGGCAGTTGACGCTATTGCTAAATCCATTGCTGAAGTTATTAACCAGCATGCTATTAGCCGTTTGATGCGTTTCAATGGAATGGATACTTCTCGTCTTCCTAAGTTGAATTATGGTGACATTGCTCATGTTGATTTGACTGAAGTTGCAGATTATGTGACCAAGTTGGCTAATGCTGGAATTATTGTTTCTGACCCGAATCTTGAAGATTATTTGCGTGAATTGGGTTCACTTCCACCTGCTGAACATAATGGTGATACTACGGGCGCAATTGACCCTGCTACAGGATTACCTGTGGTTCCTGCAATTGACCCTGCTACAGGATTGCCAGTTCCTGCTGGTAAACAACAGCCTCAACAAGGCAAACCAGTTCAACCTCCTGCACAAAAACCAAATGCTAAAAAACCTGCACCTAGCAAACAGGATGCTGGACAATCCGATAATGCTTTCTAGGGGTTTTGATGCCATTAGTCAGGAAAGCCAAATCTTCGGTACCTGCACCTCCAGTTTTTAATGTAACTGAAGAGCAGTTATACAACATTATCCGTAATGCTTTGTATCGGGCTGGGCGAGTTGCTGATGCTGATGCGTTGGCTTCAGCAATTATTAATCTGCAACCCGATTTGCTGGAGCAAGCGTTATTAACAATTAATGTTGACGCAATTCAACAGATTATTAGAGAATCAATTACGGCTGTTATTAATCATGCTGGTGTTATTGCTGGTCAAGAAATACAGCCAATTATTCAAGCAACATCCGATTGGGGTAATGAACAAACTTTAACGGGTAGAACCAATGGTGAGTTCAATTTTAACATCCATAATCCTGTAGCGGATTTGTATGCAGAGCGTCAGGCTGGGCGTTTAGTTACAGCCATTAACGATTCAATGCGTTTGGCAATTCGTCAGATTATTAGCGATTCTTTTAGTAAAGAAATTTCCGTCCCTTACACGGCTAAAAAATTGCGTCAAGTTATTGGCTTGCATCCTCGTTGGGCACAGGCAGTTGACAAATTTTATGACCGCACTTACAAAAATTTGTTAAAACAAGGTTTGAAACACGAAAAAGCAATTGAAAAAACTGATTTATTGACTGATAGGTACCGTCAAAAATTGATTCGTGCCCGTGCCACAATGATTGCCCGTACCGAAATTCAAATTGCTCAAAACATGGGTCGTCAATTGGCTTGGCAACAGGCTGTTGATGGTGGTTGGGTTGCTGGTGATTCAATGAAGCAATGGCAAACAGTTTACAAAAACAATTTAGGTGGACCCCCTTGCGATAAATGTGCCCCTTTAAATGGAGTTCAGGTGCGTTGGGACATGGCTTTTGACAATGGGCTACTTATGCCACCTGCTCATCCTCATTGTCGCTGTACAGCGTTTCTGGTGCCTCCTGACCGTGGTTTGAATGATGCTGAGTGGATTAAAACTGGTCAAATGAGGTATTCGGGGGAACAGGCATGAAATCTGTTTATGTTGTAGTTCCCGTAAATAAACACCTTGCTGGTCAGCATGACCAATCAACTCATGGTTCTTGGGCTGATAACATTACACATGAAATAAGTGCGTGGAATCCTTTAGACCCAATTCCTCCTAGTCCTCGCAATGGTGGTGGGTTTACTGCTAGGGCACAATACGCTTGGGAACATGGCCCTGATGGAACTCAATTTGTTGAATTATTTCGCAAATACGCATGTCAAATTTTAGGTTTGCCCGTTCCAGAAACTCCTTACGACAAAGGTGGTTATTTGGAATACATGCTTGAGCGTGGTTGGGGTGCCCCTAATCGTAATGAAGTTAAAGGACTATTAAAGGCTATTGCAAATAGTAAGCCCCAACCTGTTTTGTGGCGTGGTTTACAATCTGATGATACAACTGGGTTAAAACAAGATTTTACTCAACTTGAGGCTGGCGATGTTATTGACATGCCTTTAGTATCTACTACTCGTTCTCAAGGTGCGGCCGAGTGGTATGCAACTGGTAGGGGTAATGGAAATAATTCAGTTTTAATAAAAATTCAGGCTGGTGCTAAAGGCTGGGCATTTAAAGATGCAATGTTTCAACAAGATGCTGAAGTTATTACAAGTGGAAAATTTGAAGTTGTTGGTGTAACTAAAGTTAAACATCCTTTTTGGGCTAGATTTCCAGCAGGTGCAAGAATGCGTCAGCATGTTGATGCAAATGGAAATGTTGATGAAACTTGGTATCAAATGTGGGATTATGGTGCAAATGTTATTGAAGGTGTTCCTAAAGAACAATACCAAGCAAAAGCAAAAACATTTTATGAAAGTTTGGTTTCGGGTGATTTGAGTTCATTTGAATCACCTGATGTTAAATTTGTATTTGACCGAGGTGCTGGGCAAGACAGATGGGGCGATTACAATGTAACTTTATGGGCTAAACAACCAGACAAAGAATTTACCGTGGTTGAAGTCAAAATGATTGAACCTCATGTTGTTTCAGATGAAATTGCTAAATCTAAAAGTCAAGATTTGGGCAACAAGTTTTATTGGTTGTTTAATGACCGTCCGTTTATTCAAGAAAATTTAGTTCAAAAACATCTTGCAGGTCAGCATGACCAGAGTTCACACGGCGATTGGGCACACAGTAATGACCGTTCCCCTAAAGAACAGGAAATACAACAAAGAATTTCAAATGTAAAAGTTATTCTTCCAAATAAAAATGAAACAAATGATTTCATAAATTCAGTAACAGCAGAATACTCCAGCCCATCTGGACAAACAATTTATTTAATGCAAGATAATTATTTTCGGTCTTCCGATGGCGGTATTGACATGGAAACTCAGGCTTATGTTGCTTTTTCTGGTGGAAAAAGACAAATAGGTTATTTAAACGCTTCTCATAATACAAACTTTCCAGATGCTTCAATTGAAAATGTTTTTGTTGAGCCAAAATTTCAACGCCAAGGAGTTGCCACGGCAATGCTTAATTTGGCTCGAAGTTATGCTCCAAATGGAATTAAAATTGAGCATTCTTTTTCTTTGACAAGAGATGCCGAGGGTTGGGCTGGTGTTGTTAAACATCTCGCAGGGCAACATGACCAAAGTTCGCATGGCAACTGGGCTGATGGTGATGGGTCAAATGAAATTAGCATTCAGCAACTTGCGTCAATAATTAACGCAAATAAACCATACGACAGCCTTGATGTTTGGCGTAAAACTTTGCAAGATGTTTTAAAAGCCACAGGCAAAACTGGTAAACCTACTTTTGGTGATACTTCACAGGGTATGGAATTTTGGCGAACTTTTCAGCAAGGTTCTGCTTTTGATTTGGAAACTTCAGACAACATTAGATTATCTGCTAAAGATAAAATCAAACAATTTATGGCTTCAAAATTGCCTTACATTTCTATGGGTAGAAATGGAATTGGTCTTTATGGTGCGCATACGAAAAAAGAGGCTGAAATTTGGGGTTATAAAGGTGATGAAAAACAAATAGTTAAAATGGCTTTTAAACCTAATGCAAAAATTTTAACTATTCCTTCTTCTGAAGCAAACTGGGTATTGGCAAATAGTGGATTACTAGAATCTCAAATTAGTTTACTTCGTCATACGGCTTTAACAGATTTTTCAACAAGTTGGTTTTTTACTGATAAATTAACAACTAGAAATCTTATGGCTTTGGCAATGGGCTATGACGCAATTAATGACAGTCCAATGCTTTATGACCCAGCCGATAGAAGTTTGCCTGACCGAGAAATGGTTGTTTTAAATGCTGGTGCTTTAATTGTTCAAAACCCTGATGCAGTGTCTAAACACTTGCAAGGTCAACATGACCAATCTACGCACGGCAATTGGGCAGGTGCTGAAAGTTTTAAATCTGCTTCGTTGAATGACCTTCCAGCCTTAGACCTTTCAAGACTTGATTCAACAACAATGGATGCTAGAAATAATTATGTTGGCTTTGGGTACTCATGGATGAATGATTACCTTCGTAGTGGCAACATTGATGACACAGTTAGAATTATTTACAATGAACAAATTCCTAAAGAACAAGGAATTGCTCAAATTGATTCTTTGAAAAATGCTTTGTATGAAACAGAAACAACACAAGATTTGACGGTTACTAGGTGGAGTTCAGGGGCAAGCCTTTTTAGACAACAAGTTTCTACAATGTCTGAGGAAGACATTAATGGGTTGGTTGGAAAAACTTTTGAAGCAAAAGGTTTTACATCAACTTCTGCTCCTAATAGCGTGCATCAAAGTGTTAATGATTCTTTTAAAGCATCTGCAACAGTTTTTTCAAACATTCACATGCCAGCAGGTACTCATGGTGCAACGATGGGTAATGATGAAGAAGGTGAGTTCGTTATTGCCCCGAATACTACTTTTGTGGTTATGGGAGCAAAAAGGTTGGATAAAACTAGGATTGTGTTAGACCTTTTAGTGACGGGACAGGAAAATGGATAGGTTTACTGATTCTTTCTTGTCTGAAGTTGATAGTGCTGAGGCTTTGCGTCATCGTTTACGAGCAGAACAAATTCTTGGGCGTTCCCTTTTATTAAAACATTATTTGGGTCAGCATGACCAATCCACGCACGGCAATTGGGCACATGGTTCAGTTAACGATTTTGCCGAAACAACAACTTTTAAAAATGCTGTTAAAAAATTGGCTAAAACTTATGCTGACAAAATAGATAGCGGTGCAGGTGGTTTTGGTGGTAGTCGTTCAGAAGATTTTTTAGTTAAAATTCTTCATGGTGATACTTTTGCTAGGTCTGCTCTTGGAAAAGAGTTGCAACAGCAAGTTAAAGATGCTTATCCTCGTGATGCTGTTTTTCTCAAAACTGGTGGAGTTTTTGATAACACTTTTAAAGGAGTTATCAATCCTAGTTTTGTAACTGGAAAAGATTATCCAATTGTGATGTATGAAGCATTGCTTCGTAGGGTATCTGATGAAGTTGTTAAACAAGCCCTTTTTGCTAGTTTTGATTCTTCTGAGTTGGATTATCAAAGTCTTATTGCTGATGATTTAAAATCTTTGCAAGAACATGGAAAAGTTTGTCAGGCTATGGATGAAAAGTCATTTATTACATTATTGAAAAGTGATGACCCAAGGTTTAAAACACAATTTGAAACAGGTACAAGCAATGGTGCGTACAGCAAAATTGGTCGTATCGCTGGTGAGTTGCGTTCTCAAAGTATGCCTTTGTCGGAGCCTGTTTCTAAAAGACCTATTTATGGCTATGTGGCTGAAGATGATTTTCATGAAAGCATTTTGATTAATGGACCTGAGCAGTATGGGGCTATTCGGGTTGTGTTTAAAGATAATGTTAAATCTCGGACAACTATGTCGGTTGGGGATTCGTTGTCAACTGGTTGCGTACCTATTTCTATGACTCAAAAAGAAATAACTCCTTTTGATGCTTGGCGAGCATCTGACAGGATTTTGTACAACATTGCTAAAGATGAGGGTTGGAATAATGATACTTATGAAATTGGGTATCTCAATGAAGGTTCTTATTTTGAAGCCCAGATTCATGATGGTGTTAAGTTGAGTGATGTTGAATCTATTTACATTCCATCAGATAGTTTTGATGACATTAGTCCCCTTGTTCCCAAGGGAATTAAGGTGGTAGAGTATTAATTATGGAACTAACCAAAGGTAGTGTTTACGCTGTAAGGGCTGACGGAGCCGAGTTAATTTTTGATTCCGTTGACGCTGACGGTTATCCATACGGGTATTTACGCCAAACTAATGGCAGAACCAGCACTGTTGGTTTATTTGATAAATGGCAAAAAGTTGGCACTTGGACAGTTGTTGACGCTTTTACCAAACACATGTCAGGGCAACATGACCAGAGTTCACACGGTAATTGGGCACACGGGACTTTTGAATTAACCAAAGTTGTTGGGCGATACGATTGTTACGAACATCCAAGTGGGAGCAAATTTTATGTTCCACGCTTTGATGACTCAGGGTTACAAAACATTAAATACGCCAAAGACATTGTTGCAAGAAAAAATGAAGCAATTGGTTACATGAATGAGTTGCTTTCAAAGTATCCAATGCACGATGTTTCTTTTATTATTGACCTTGAAAATCGGGTGGGCGTTGGTGGTGAAACTGTAACTTCAATTGGTAGTCAGGGTAATGCACGAAGAAAATACAGGGCATCACAATTTAATGAAGAAAAATTATTTGCTCCCACAGCAGATGAAATCACTTCTTTGTTTGAAAAGTGGATTCCTGATGTGAATTGGCATGACACACCAAAAGGCAGTGTAATTGTTTTAAATCCAGCAGTTTTTTCCCGTTTAGGTAGCGGAACAGCAAAAACTTGGAAAGAAGTAATTCATGACGAGTTTGTTTCTACTTCAAGTTTTTCTGGTAACGAGTATGTTGGCAATGACTATAACGGTTTACAAGCAACAATTATTCACGAGTTTGGTCATGCTGTTGACCAAAGGTATTATTTTCAAGCAACAGCAGATTTTGAACAACTTAGTTCTAGCCCTATAGTTTCAAAATACGGTAAAACTAATCATCGTGAATTTTTTGCTGAAATGTTTACTGCTTGGGAGTTAGATAAAGATAATCCCAATTATAAAAAGATTTTTTATCATTTAGATTTTGCTAATTTGGCAAAAAATTTGATGAACAAATCTATTGCAGGTTTTCATGTTATAGAATCTATTGATTCTAATGTTCCTCCAATTGTTATTGAGTTTGGTGGTTTACAAAAGCATCTTGCAGGTCAGCACGACCAGTCAACTCACGGCTCATGGGCTAACCATGAATGGTCTAAAAAATTTAAACCGATTGCTGGCTGGAAACCAGTAGATGATAAATCTTTGCCATGGGCGTTTGAAACTACTATCCATGATGTCAGAATTGTTGCTAATTTTAATTCTTATTGGCAATCTTTAAAGGGAACATCAAGTAGCGACCCCAGTCAAAATACAAAATACACTCCAGAAATTCAAAAACAAGTTGAAACTGTTTTATTTCAATTAAATAAGTTGGGTCAACATGCTCCTTTGCCTAAAAATACTGTTGTTAGAATGTTTTTTGGGGATGAAGCCTTATTGAATGCTGATACTGCAAGTGGCAATCCTGTTCCAGAAGGTGTAAAAGGATTACATCTTGGTGGTTGGGATAAAGTTGCTGAAAAAATGGGTGTACAAATTTATGTTGCTTCAACTGGATTTTTTGATAAACCAAACAAAAGAAAATTTGGGCGTTTTACTCAATCTTACCAAAATGTAAATCATCAAGGGCAATACTGGTTGGCTCATGAATGGGGACATGCTCGTCAAATGCAAATTAATCAAATAAATAATGATGCAAGTTCCGCTTCAACTCAAAGCCTTTGGAATAGGGCTGTTGACGGGAAGTTGGGTTTAAGTAAATACGGGCAAACAAATTCCAAGGAAGGTTTTGCTGAAGCGTTTGCTGATTGGTTTTTGAGTGAAGGCAAAAGTGGCAATCAGGCAACTCAAACTTATGCTTATGATTGTCAATGGAGTTTTGATAGACAATCCGAATACGGGCAAAATCCTGTATTGAAAAGCAAAACTGATGAGGACAATACTGTTTACACGGTTGAAGACATTTGTGATTTTGGTGAAGGCTTAGATAAACCTGTTGCTAAAACAATTTTTGTTGTACCACCTTTAAATTTAATTAAGCATCTTGCTGGTCAGCACGACCAAAGTTCGCATGGTAATTGGGCAAACGGTGGACCTGTTGCTGAGGGTAAGTATGGTCAATGGGGTGCCGAACGCCAACAAATGATTTTGAGTATGAAAGATAAAGGCCCAAGCGTGGCTTGGTTGACTTGGATTCAAGGGTTATCAGATGCTTCTGTTGAGATAGCAGATAGGGCTAGGGCTTGGGCTGATACTAAAGGCAATGCTTATTGGCGACAAGAGTTACAAAATTATTTGGACGCTCGTGATGTTCAACATCAAGGGGATTCGCTTCTTACCGAACAGTTGACAGATGATTTTTATCAAAGACACGCTGGAAGAATTTTATTGGATGCTGGTGACGACATAGCAACCAGAATAAAACCAGGCCTTAAAGAAATTTATAACATGAATTACGAGTACACAGATAAAACAGGACATGATGACACTATTAAAAGCAGGATTTTGAATGTTGAAGTTGATTTAAATGATGGTTTAATTAAAGTAGAAGGTAGTTTGTTTAATCAACTTGACGACCAAATTGGTGAATTTGAAAGAACTTTAAACACAAGCACTGGAGTTGTTTCACATGATGTTTTACAAATTTGGGAATCTCAATACCAAAATACTGGTTTTGGAAACGCTTTTATTAATCAATCAGAAAATTATTACATCAGCCACGGGTTCAATGCCATTACTTTAGATACGGCTTGGAATGGTGCCTATACATGGGCAAAGATGGGCTACGATTGGTCGGGAAGCCATCCAGAAGATTGGCGAAATGTAAGAAAAGATTTAACTGACCGTTTATTTGTTATTCCAAATGAACCAAAAAATAAACCAGTTAGGGACGACATTGAAACTATGATTACTCGGTTAAATGGGGATTCTTTGGCTTCAGATTTCCCAACTCCTTATGATGTTGCAATGGTTGGTTACGGCGATGGCACAGATGGGCAGGGAAATGCTTTGACCATGTGGCTTGGAAAAAGCATTTTATCAAATCAAAGATACCATTATAAAAAGAAATTAAATGTTGCACCTAGGCAGATTATAAGTAAAGGGATTTATGATGAATAGAGATACAAAAATGGCAACTATGAGTTCCGTTTATGATGCTTGGGTTTTAAAGTATAAAAATGTTGCTGGCTTTTATCCCGAAAATCCTACCCCTGAACAATCTTTAGATTTTGATAAAATGTATTCTGAAGCAATTGGTGGCAAAAAACTTACTGCTTATTCACCTGAACTTATGGATAATCTTATGAAATTACCTTTTTACAGCATTGACCCTGCCGATAATTAAGCGAGTTGACCTTTTGAGGTAATGCTTCTGAGGTATTCTTATCTAGTATTTCAGGAGGTTTTGTGTCACGCATTGCACGGCTCGCCAAATTTATTGGGGTGGTTGAATCTTCTGATGCTGTCTTGATTAAACATTTGCAAGGCAAACATGACCAAGCAACGCACGGCAATTGGTCTGGTCATCATGGGCAAGCAGTTGACCGTAAAAATACTGCTGAAGGTAATCCTTATCCACATCCCATTCAAACCGCTTATGACAATGTAGTGGCTGGTAAAGAGGGAATTGTTAGCCCTATTGATGCTCCTGCATGGTTGGATGCTATGGCTGACCGTACCGATAATCCTGATTTAACTAATTTGGAAATCCTTGGTACGCAGTATTTTACTAAAGACAATTTGGGCATTATGCGCGACCACATGCCTCAGATTCCCCCCGATACTCAAGAGGCTTTTATTAAGGCTATGCAAGCCCGTGGTGTTCGAGTTGATTTGGTTGATGTTACGCCTTTTGGTTTGCACCCTATTCAGGCTGAAATTTCTGCTACTAAATCTGGCAAAATTTTTCGTAAGATGAAAAAAGAAGGGGTTGACGATACTCCTATTACTATTTCTAGTGATGATTATGTTATTGATGGTCATCATCGTTGGGCCGCTGGTCTTTTTCTTGGGCTTTCCCCTAAGCATAAAGGCATTAAATTAAAGGCTTTGCGTGTTGACATGCCACAAGAGCAGTTGGTGGATGTGGTTTTGGCTTGGAATAAGGCTGTTGGTATTTCTTCCATTCCTTTGGGTGCTGATGTAAAACAATCTATGAAAAAAATGTTGGCATTTGACATTGCGGTGTTAAAGGCTAAGATTAAATCAACCGAAGTTGAGAAACATCTTTCAGGTCAACACGACCAATCAACTCATGGACGCAGGTTTAACAGCGAAGTTGCACCAGAAGTCGTTCATGATGTGCTGTCGCAAGTAGCCGAAAACGGTGGTTTATCAATCAAGTTAACAGACGGCTCACTGCCTCCAGATGGCTACATGGTATCTCGAAACAGTGACAAGTTTGGCACTGTAGTCACGGCATCAGATTTCTTTAACGAGAAAAAGGGAGCCAAAATTCTCGGTGCGTTTTTGATTAAGAACAAATCAGAGTTGGGTTCTGGTAGGGCTTATCTTGGTGTGTGGCACGAAACAACCAAAACGGTTAATGGTGTAACGGTTGAAATACCAAAAGACCAGCAACAAGTTCATTTGGATGTTACGGACAAAATTGTTAGTAAGAAGCAAGCAATGTCGTTGGGTAGAAGGCGTAACCAAATTAGTATTTGGGATGTCGTAAACTTTGACGAGATTCAAACAGGAGGTACTGGTGGAACAGTCGAAAAAGGAAATTATAAACATAGCCTCATCCCCGAAACCGTTGAATCAGATGACGGACGAGGAAATTATGGCTTGGGCGGAAAAGATTTACGGGAAGTTGCCGAAGCCTCAGTAATTGTTCAGGTTCCTGTTGATTCTGATTTTTTTAAACATCTTGCAGGTCAGCACGACCAGAGTTCACACGGTTCATGGGCACATTCTGATGAACACATTAAATCTTTATTTGAAAAAACATTAACTTCTAATGGCAAATCAATGTCAGTTCATGTTGGCTCTATTGAAAAAAATGGTTCACTAATTTCCGTTAAAGGTACTGTTACTGATGCTCAAGGCAATCCTGCTGGTGAGTGGCAACGGGACATTGATACAAAAACTAAAACCATGGATTTAGTTGGATTTACTCTTGGTAATTGGCAAGGTGACACAACACAATACGGTGCTGGTGATGCACTTCGGCGTAACGGTTTGGGTAAAGAATTTCATAAACAATCTGAACAAATTGCCCGTGAGTTGGGTTTAAATAACATTCGTGTGTTTGCTGTTTCTGATGGTTCTTCTGCTTGGGCTTCGCAAAGTTTTGGATTTGATTGGGATGTTAGTCACCCCGATTTTCGTGATTCTATGGACCATTTAAAACGCCAAATAAAAGTTTTGTTACGCCCACCAAGGGTTAGTTATGAAGTTACGCCAACAAATAATCCAGCAAAAGTTCAAGTGGGAAACCAAATCTACACTTATAGCCATCCAGCATTGATTAAGCCAGAAAATGTTCAAGCACTGCAAAATTTATCTGACAGATTTGAAGGTGATGTTGTTGCTAATTATCCAAAACCTTATGAAGTGTTAAATGTTGTATCTGATACAACTACTAGCAATACCACCGACCCTTTTCAAGAAGGAAGATGGAAAGATTACACGCTTGGGGAACAAATTCTAAGTGGTGGTTGGCAGGGTGTTAAATCTACAGATTTTGTGACCAAGAGTGTTAAATTAATGCGAGTTCAAGTTATTGGTGTAAATGATGTAATTAAACACCTTCAAGGTCAGCACGACCAGAGTTCCCATGGTTCTTGGGCGAAAACTGGTGGCGTTGTTCACAAACCAAAAAATTTGGGTGGAGTCGCTATACCTTGGAAAGACAGTACGGATTGGAGCGATGTTGTTCCAACGGGTGCCCCTGATGATAAACAAATTGAGTTTGCTTCGGGTTTATGCCTTGATTCAGCACCTTTAAAAGCAGTTGGGCAAGGACACATTTTTACTGATAAACAAGAAATTGTGGCTTATGTTGACCATGTTTTTGAAAAATACGGTTACGGTAAAAGAGTTTGGAAAGCGGTTCCTGATACAAACAATGAATACTTAGTTGACGGTATTGAGGCTGGAATTACGGCTGGTGATGTTGCAGAAGGTCATCCTTTACATGGCGGAAACATTCCCGTACTACTTTACAAACCTACAGGTATTAGCCAGTTTGTTTTGTTGCATGAGGTTTCGCACATTCTTGAAGGAAATTGGTCGCTACGCGGTGCAGGTGATGGTGGTCATAATTTGCCATTTTTGGCAACTTGGAAATACTTGTTACGCTACGAAGGTTTAGAGAAACAGGCTAATGTTTTGGATTTGTTTACTTATCAAGATGGTGGCAATGGGGTGTTTGAGGTGTCTGTTGCATGATTTTAGATGATGTAACTTTTGATGTGGTTTACCCCGATTTGGGCGTTAAACATGGTGTTAAAGTTGAAAAACATTTGCAAGGCAAGCATGACCAATCTAGCCATGGCAGTTGGGCACAGGGCACACATTTAAATGCTGTTAAAGGTGGTCACAGTTTGACGACCAGAGAAATGTTAGATTTGCGAAAACAAAAATACGACCCTTTGCAAAATAAAATTTATGGTGCTGAAGCCTTGTTTAAAGAAAGCGTAATGGGTAAAGACCATTACGAAGAAATGCGAAAAAATCAACCACAAGCACCAAAAAGCAGTGATTTTGAATCACGAGATGATTATGTGAGAGCGTTTAAAGATTACAGAAAAGCCCACACTGTTTGGGCTAGAGAATCACATAAATTTATTGTTTCTGATTTGGGTAAAAAAAATTTAAATGGCACTTTATCTGGAGTTAAAAAGTACATTACTACTGTCATTGATGACCCTTGGTTTGTTGAAAATTTTGGTAGTGGAAATTTGTTAAGAAAAACTTTAGAAATTAAAACTTCTAATTCAATGACTTTATCTGGTTCTTATGCGTTTGGCGTTATTATTAATCGCGGTACTGGTCGTGAAAAAACCACAAGCGAGTTCAAAATAGATTCACATTACAGTTTTAGCGAAAGCACTCTTTTGCATGAAATTGCTCATTACGCTACGGCTATTAGTGAAGAAAATCCTCATGCGGCCCACGGTGTTGAGTTTGCTCAAAATTTTGTTACGCTTGCTGACCATTATTGGGGTTCAGAGTTAGGTGCTGGTTTGCGTGATTTCTATGTACAAGAAGGTGTTTTAAATGGATGATTATTTAATAGTTGAAAACATTGACCCTATTGACCCTGATTGTATTCCTGAACGAATGAAACCCAGAGAATTGCTTGAGCCGACAAAACCTGAATAGTTGATTTTTTTTGCTATTCTTTCGGGGAGGAGTTCAAATGTCATTTGATTTAACTAATTTAAGTAATGTTGATTTGGAAGCATTGCATAAGTCGTTGCATGCTGATGTTTCTGACTCTGTAAAAGTTCAAGCCCACCATCTTGTTACAACGGAGTTGTTGGTTCGTGGTTTAGACCATGGGCATAATGGCGATGAGTGGAATCGGGCTGTTATTGAAATTGGCGTTGAAAACAATGTTGCTGTAAGTAAAGCGTTTGATGGCATTCCTTCTGATGTAATTGATACGGTCAATGTCGAGTTGGGTTATCCTGAATCTGTTTCTAAAAGCACTATTTTGACTGTTGATGGTTACACCTTAAAGTTTGATGCGGTGGCTAAAGATGCCCCAATGAACATGAACGACCCTGAACCTGAAGATGCACTAAATGAAACCCAATCTGCAATTTATGAATTTTTGGAATCTTTAACCGAAACCGTTGGCAAGTTTAATAAAGGTTGCGGTGCTAACGGGGCACATTACATGGAGGATAACCCGTTTGTTGATGAGGGTTTGATGTGTGCCAATTGCATTTTTTATGAAGGCGGTGGCGGTTGTGAGATTGTTGAAGGTCAAATTGACCACATGGCTTTGTGCAAGTTTTGGGTAATTCCTGAAGATTTATTAAATGGCATGTCTAAACATTTGCAAGGTCAGCATGACCAGCGTAGCCACGGTCTTTGGTCGCATACAACCTCTTCTGTTAGTGAATCTGATTTTAAAAAAATTGGTTCATTTATGAATAAACGCACTATTCGTTTGAATTACAATGAAGGTTATGATGCTGGTGCCGAGTTAATACGCACTAATCCTGATGCTCAAAAATTGCCAGAAGTTTTGGCTCGTCATAATGCTTTGCACACAACTTTGACTGAATTTAAAACAAGCACTGATGAATTATTTAATTTACATGTTTCTGAAGCCATCGTTAATGATGCAGGTTTTTTTGATGGTTTAAATGGAAATAAACGTCAGTTCCGCCGTCTTCTAGTTGACCCACTTCCTTGGGTAAATGGAATTCCTTTAATGAAACATCTTGCTGGTCAGCATGACCAGAGTTCGCATGGGGCTTGGGCTAAAGGAAATTTATCTACTCATGATTGGGGTTATGGCAGTAACCGTCCTGAAGTTTTAAGTAAACCGCAATCAATTGAAGTTGGTGGCGAAACTATTACTGCTTCGACTTCTGGTTTATGGCATTATTTAATGGATGATGGTCACGGTGGTTACAAGTTAACTCCTGAACGCCAAGAGTTGCATGATAAACTTATTGCAGAAGCATTGCAAGGTGTTCCTAAATCTTCTGACCCTACTTTTACTATGATGGGTGGCGGTGGTGGTTCTGGTAAAGGAACTATTCAAAAGAAAACCGCAACATTAGAACAGGCTAAAAGTTCTGGAGTTTCTTTGCCAGCAGAAGGCATGGCTGTAAAAATTGATGCTGACGAAATTAAAGCAAAATTGCCAGATTTTAAAGTGTTTTTAGATGCTGGTAGAAAAGCAGATGTGGCTGGTTGGACACATGAAGAATCTTCAATTCTTGGCAAATCAATTCAAGCGGCCGCTATTGCTTCTGGTAAAGATGTTTTCTTGGATGGTACTGGAAATTCAAGTGCAAGCAGTTTGAATAAAAAAATTCTACAAGCCCGTAACGCTGGTTACAAAGTTAATGGTTGTTATGTAAGTGCAAGTATTGATTTGGCTTGGAAACAAAACATGCAAAGGTCTGTAGATGACCCTAATCGTGGTCTTGTTCCTGCACCCAATTTTTTGAATAATCATAAATCTGTTTCAGCGATTATTCCTCAGATGGCTACTCAGTTTGATAATTTTGTGTTATTTGATACTAATCACAATACTCGTCCCGAAGGTGCCCCTGCTGAATTGATTGCAACTGCTTCCCGTGGTGGTACAATTAGAATTGTTAATAATGATTTGTGGAAAACATTTGTAAACAAAGCAAGTGATAAAACTAGCGTTGAGGATTTGGATTCTCGGTATGCTGAATTTTTAAAACAGAATGGAGGTAAGTAATGCTTGATAGTCGCACTCTTGAACTAATGTCACAGGAAGTTCAGGCTGGTATAAAGGAAAATGATAGTCAATACATTACCGATGCCGAATCTTTGCAAGCATGGAAAAGTTTAGAATCTACTTATCAGAGTTTAAAAAATTCAAACATTGTTATGGCTATTCCTGCCGAATGGGACAATGCTGATTACGATGTTTCAACTCTTTATGATGAAGGATTTTTTGACAAGTATGCTGAAGAATCTGTACAAAAAATGTCTTTAGTTTCAAAGGCTGTTAATGAAGACCGATACACTTTAGGCCCAATGTATGTTCCTGACCGTGTTGATGCTCATGGTGAATGGACAAGTTCTGAAGAGTTGCAAAAATCGGTTTGGGATTATGTGCGTAAAGATGACCGCCGAATCCGACTTCAGCACAATAAAGATGTTGTGGCTGGTGAATGGGTTGAAGTCATGGCGTGGCCTTACGAAGTTTCAGTTCCTATGCAAAAATCTGATGGAACCATGGAAGATGTTACTTTTCCTAAAGACACTGTTTTTCTTGGTGTTGTTTGGGAACCATGGGCTTGGGAAATGGTTAAGGCTGGCAAGTTGATGGGTTATTCAATTGGTGGTCGTGCCCAGCGTCTTGAAGTTGATTTACCAGTTGCTAAAGAAGATGGAACTTCTACCGTGTCGGGTCCGACAGTGAACACTGTTCATGTGGATACTGTTATGGGTGGGCAAAAAAAGAAGCCCAAAAAAGATTTGAAGGTGTCTGACGAAGATGTTTCTGACTAACGATAATGATTATGTTCCTTTTGGGGCTATGAATAAATCAGTTGCTGATGTTGCTTCGCTTTTGCGTACAACTTTGGCTGATGTGGTGACTTTTTATCACCGTGCCCACGGATTTCATTGGAATGTTAAAGGCATTAATTTCCAGCAGTACCATGAACTTTTTCAAGAAATTTATGAAGATGTTTACAGTTCAATTGACCCTATGGCTGAAAACATGTTGAAACTTGGGGTGGATGCACCTTTTAAGTTGTCTGATTTTATTGCTTACCGAACTTTGCCTGAAACCACTATTGGTTCTGCTGATGACCCCCGTTCTATGGCATCAGATTTGCAGAAGGCAAACCTTCAACTGATTAATACATTAAACATGGCTTTCACTTCTGCAAACTCGTCTAATGAGCAGGGTATTGCTAATTTTCTTGCTGAACGCATTGACATGCACAAAAAATGGGATTGGCAACTTCGTTCAAGTTTGGGAATGTAATGCAAATTTTTAAAGTTGGCACTTCAGTTCGTTATCGTGAATCTGGTCGTGTGTATCATGCCATTGTTACTGGTGTAACTAATCAAACTACTTTAGATTTGCGTATTGGTAATGGTGCAACTAAAAGAGTAATTACGGGTGCAACCAAAGTTTCTAAACACGGTTCATCTACTGGTTTTTATCAGAGTCGTTAAATCCGACACGCCCAAAGTCAAACCCTCAGTGTAATTGATTTGTGTTAATTTTGAGCAAGTCAAGATTTGCAGTTAATTCTGCATGTTCAGAACAGAGGATGTTATGGCTCGTACAACAACTCGCAAAATGGTTAATCTCGACATTGAGGAAACCAGTGGCGTTGACCGTCCTGCACATTTGCATGATGGTTGGTTGGTTATGAAATCTGCTTCTACTGAATCTGTTAACGAACTCCTTGAATCATCCGTTATCAAACAGGAGGAATCAATGTCGGAAACCATTGAAACCCGTCTTGAAGAAGCAATGAATTTGCTTCAAAAGGCAGAAGAAAGAATTGCTGAACTTGAGGAAGCAACAGAGGTTGACGCAGAAGTTGAGGCTCCTGCTGATGAAACCGATGAAGAAGTAATCAAATCAGCCCCAGAGCCTGTGCAGAAGGCTTTTGAAGTTTTGCGTAAGCAAGCAGAAGAAGCAGTTGCTAAGGCTACAGAAGTTGAAGCCGTTTTAAAGTCAGAGCGTGATGCCCGTGCAGATGCAGAGGCAGTTGCTAAGGCTCGCTCATGGTCACACCTTTCACTAGATGCAGAAAATGTTGGACCTGCCCTTCGTAAGTTGGCAGAAACCGATGAAGTTCTAGCAAAATCTGTTGAAGCAGTTCTTGAGAGTGTTAACGCTCAGGCTGAATCAGCAAACATTTTTGCCGAAATTGGTCGCACTTCAGCCAATACGGGAAATGCTTTCTCACAGATGGAATCAATGGCTAAGTCCATGGTTTCTGCTGGTGAAGCAAACACATTTGAACAGGCTTTTGCTGACATTGCATCAGCCGAGCCGTCATTGTACGCACAATACCTAAACGAGAAAGGTGCTTAATTAACCATGGCATACGAATTCAGTAATTACAGCGTAAAGATAACACTTGTTGCAGGTGCAGACCTTTCCGCTTTACAGTACAACTTTGTTAAGTTGAACTCCAGTGGTCAGGCAATTGCTATTGCGGCCGCTACAGATGTACCTGTTGGCGTTCTTCAGAATGCTCCGCTTTCAGGTCAAGAAGCAGAAGTTCTAATTGTTGGTGGAACCAAAATTGTTGCTGGTGCGGCGATTACTCTACCAAGTGCAATTGGCACTGGTTCTACAGGTAAAGCAGTTGCTCTTGCAACTACAGATACCACAAAGTATGTTGTCGGTTCATTGATTTCTGCTTCTGGAGCAGACGGAAATGTTGTTACAGCCGTTGTCAATTGTGCCAACGCTACACGGGCTAACTAAGAGGAGTTAACTAATGCCACAGCCATCCATTAATAGCGTTCACATTGACGCTATTCTCACTAACATCTCAGTTGCTTACATGCAAAAGGCTGAGAACTACATTGCCGACAAGGTTTTTCCTGTTGTTCCTGTAGATAAGAAGAGCAACAAGTTCTTCACCTACACCAAGAACGATTGGTTCCGCGATGAGGCACAACGCCGTGCAGATGCTACTGAGTCAGCAGGTTCGGGCTACAGCCTTAACACTGATACTTACAGTGCAGAAGTATTCGCATTCCACAAGGATGTTGGCGACCAGACACTTGCTAACTCTGATGCACCTTTGTCACCGCTTCGTGAAGCGGCCGAGTTTGTAACAAACCGTATGCTTCTTCGTAAGGAAATTCAGTTTGTTTCTGACTTCATTAAGACTGGTGTTTGGGGTACTGACCTAACTGGTGTTTCTGGCACACCTTCTACCAATGAATTCAAGCAGTGGAGCGATTTTGCTAACTCTGACCCATTGGAAGACATTGAACTTGCAAAAGAAACAATTCTTTCAACCACAGGTTTTGAGGCTAATACCCTTGTCCTTGGTTACTCGGTATTCCGCAAGTTGAAGAATCACCCTGATTTGGTTGACCGTATCAAGTACACCTCTTCAAATGTTATTACCGAAGACATGATTGCTCGTATGTTCGGTGTTGACCGTGTGCTTGTTGCTAAGTCAGTAAAGGCAACCAACAACGAAGGTGCTACTGGTGCTTACTCGTTTAATGTTGGAAAGTCTGCTCTTCTTTGCCATGTTGCTCCAAACCCAGGCCTCTTGACTCCTTCTGCTGGTTACACCTTCGCTTGGAATGGTGTTTCAGGCGGTCTTGGTCAGAGCATCGGTACTTCACAGTTCCGCATGGAAAGCATCAAGGCTACTCGTGTTGAGGCTGAAATGGCGTTCGATAACAAGATTATCGGCACTGACCTAGGCGTTTACCTCGCTTCGGTGGTTGCATAACATGACTAAGCAGTACCGCGAGGTACTGCGTCCGTTTGACGGGAACGGAACTCGTTACCAAAGTGGCGACATCGTTGAGGTGTCAACATGGAAACATGTTCACAAATTAGTGGCTACTAGGTACTTGAGTTCCTTCCTCGTCAAACAGGGGCAGAATGAACCTCAAGAAGCCAAGGCTGAAGAGCCTAAAAAAACTACGGCAACAAAAAAAGTTGCTAAACCTACTACAGATGTAGAGTAGAAGTAGCGACCTGAAAGGGTCGCTCTTTTACTTTAAGGAGTCTTTATGTCTTTTACTTATACTGGCGACCCAGCAAATTCTGATTTGGATTTGATTCGCTTTTTGCTTTGGGATACTGACAGCACTGATGTGCTTATGTCAGATGAAGAGTACACTTACATGCTGACTACTTGGGGTAATGTGTATGAGGCTGGTAGGGCTTGTGCGGAGCGTATAGCGGCCAAGTTCACTCGTCAGGCTGACCACATCACTCGTACTGTTGGCGATTTAACAATTTCTAAGTCTTACACTGCTAAGGCTGATGAATACACTAAATTGTCTGATGAGTTGGCGGAGCAGAGGGCTAGGTTGTTTCCTGCTACTCCTGTTGTTGCTCGTAATAATTTGCTTGCCACTTCTGACCGTGATTTTAGTTCACCTCGTAGGACTGATTTCTTTGAAGGCATGACTGATAACAGGTCGTTTTAATGGCTATTGATGCTGAACTTGTTGAATTGATGGTTGATTCTGTGACCATTTATCCTTATACGACTACGGATTCTTACGGTAAGCGTTCTAAGGGTTCAGGTAAAAAATTTAAATGCCGTCTTATCTTTGATACGCAGTTGAATAAAGATAATGATGGGCGTGATGTTTTATCTTCTGGTCGCATTATCACGGCTGATGATGTGTCTACGGTAACTGTGAATTCTAAGTTGTTGTTGCCTGATGGTTCTACTCCTCCAATCGTTTCTGTGTCAGTAATTTCTGATGAAACTGCGATGTATCATCATGCTGTTATTAAATTTGGTAGGTAATTGTGGCTTCTACAAAAATCGAATGGTCTGGTCTTAAAGAGTTGCAGTATGCCTTAAATACGGCTCCTCGTAGTCTTGACCCATTATTTACTCAGGCTTTGAATGAAGAGGCTCAAGTTATTTTTGCTCGTTCTCAATTGCTTGTTCCTGTGGCTACTGGTGCTTTAAAAGGTTCAGGCTATGTAAATCCTCCTAAAACTGAAGGAAAAATTACTTATTCTGAAATTGGTTATGGTGGACCTGCTAGTAGTTATGCAATGTGGGTTCATGAATCGTATTCAAAACACCGCAGGCCTACGCAACGTAAATTTTTGGAACGTCCTGTCAACGAACGTTCTAGGTATTTGCAAAAAAACATTGCCATTAGGATGAATGACATGTTACGCAGGTTATGGACTGGAGGCAGTGTATGAGTACAATTCTTGAGGCTGTTGGTAATTATTTGGTTGCTCAAGGTTATGGAACGCTTGGGACTGACATTTTTCTTGGTTTGATGCCCGATAAACCTGATGTTTGTATTGGTGTTTATGAAAATGAGGGCGGTACTCCTGATTTTACAATGGGAAATGTTCTTTTTGATAATCCTTCTATTCAAATTATTGTTCGGTCTGCACCAGAGGATTACCCCACTGCACGGGATACAGCGCAATCTATTCGTCTTTTGCTGAGTCAGGTGTCTAATGCCACTTTGTCTGGCATTACTGTTCTTAGAATTGCTCCAGTAAGTTCTTTGTTACCTATGGGTGGGGATACAAATGACCGACCTCATGTAAGTGCCAATTTTAGGTGTATGTTGCAACTATGACTTCCGAACAATTGGCTTGTATTCAATCCCTTGATTCAGCAATTATGCAACTTCAGGCTGTTAGGCTTGCTCTTGTGAGTTCGATTGTGGAAAACAATCCTTCGGTTGTTAATAACGACACGCCAATTGACGGATGTTCCCACAGTTCTATCACTAATCTTGCCACTATGGGGGAAGGGAAATTATCCATGTGTCTAGATTGCGGTGAGCAATGGAGCGCACAAAATGACTGAAGGAGTTGACCCTTATGGCAGGAACGCCAAAACAGATAAAGTCCCAAGGTGCTGGAGATGTAATAGAATCATTGCCCTCAAAGTCACCCGTCCTTGGAGCATCAGATGTTCAAGATGCAAAGCAGAAAATAACGCTCAGTAATGACGATTTGAGTTCACTTGATGAAAATGCTCGTGGTGCTAGTCAATGCAAAGTTGAGTGGATTCTCAGTCAAGTTGATGATGCTCAAATCTCACAATTAAAAAAAGTTTTTGATAATCCATCTGTGCAAGCAACTAAAATTGCTGATTTATTAAATCGCCATGGTTTTGCCATTAGTTATTCCAGCATTTTGCGTCATAGAAAACGACTTTTTGGGTCGGGGTGCAGGTGCCCTAAGTGAACCTTGATGATGAAATTCAGCAATTGTTGGAACCAGTTGAGGCTGGTAAAACAATGGAGCCTACTCGTAAAAAGGATGCTGAATGGCGTTCAGGGGCAGTCTGGGACGGTAATAGCGGAACTGTAACTACAGATGCCATTGCTGGTACCGACCCTCCTGAGTGGTCTGCTGTGCTGTCTGTGTTTGAGTTGAATCCTGATGAATACCAAGTTGTTGAACCTGTTCTTTTTAACGCTTGGCATGGGGCTACGGCTGATGGACCTCAATTATTTAGACAGTGGAAAGCCAAAATTATTCGCCGTGTTCAGGGTTCTGAGCAATTAGATGTTAGCGAATTAGTTGATGAAATTAAAAAACATAAGCCATCTAAAAAAGTTCCTGTTGGGGACGGTGCTTTTTGTGTGGTGTTGGCTGATTGGCAAATTGGCAAAGAAGGTACTGATGGAACTGTCAAAAGAGTTTTAAAAGGCATTGACGATGTTGAAACGCGAGTTCGGGAATTGCGTAAAATTGGTCGCTCGCTTGGAACTCTTTTTATTCTCTGGCCTGGGGATAGCGTTGAGGGTTGTGTTGGGTTTTATGCAATGCAAACTTTTGGTGTTGAGTTAGACAGGCGTGACCAAGTTAAATTAACTCGCCGTTTGTTGCGTGATTCAATTATTAGATGGTCAAAAATTTTTGACAAAGTTGTTGTGGTTGCTGTTGGCGGTAATCATGGGGAAAATCGTGGCGGTTCAGGTAAGGCTTACACGACTTTTGGCGATAATGATGATTTGGCTGTTGTGGAACAAGTTGCTGAAATTCTTGCTTCCAATAAAGAGGCTTATGGGCATGTTGAGTTCGTTTTGCCTAAAGACCATTTAACTATCACGGTTGAGATTGCTGGTTGGATTCTTGGTTTGACTCATGGACATGTGGCTCGTTCTGGTGGTACGGCTGAAGCCAAGTTGCATGGCTGGTTTAACAAAATGGCTGGCGGTAAACATAACATTGGCAATTCTGACATTCTTGTCACGGGTCATTATCATCATTTGCGTCAGGCTGATTGGGGTGGGTGCATGTGGTTACAGGCTCCTGCTTTAGATTCGGGTTCGGAGTGGTGGCGTTTGGTGTCGGGTGAACATTCTCAGGCTGGTATTCTGACTTTTGCGGTTTATCCTGATAAACGGGTAGCAGATTTGGAGGTTTTGTGATGCAACATCCTGCTGACATTGCGTCTTATGCGGCGAGTTTAGTGAGTGGAGATAGGAATGATGAGTACGGTCATCCGTTGGACGATTTTTCTCGTGCTGGGTTGATTTGGGAGTCCATTCTTGGTGTGCCTGTGAGTGCTGAACAAGTTGCTTTGTGCATGATTGGGGTGAAGATTGCTCGTGAGGTTCACAAGTCTAAACCTGACACCATTATTGATGGGATTGGTTATTTTTTGACTTTGGCTATGGTTCGTGAAGAACGGGCTGAACGGGAAATGGTTAAAACTAAACCAGAAGTGTGATACAGTTGAAGTGTCAGGACGAGAAAGGACACTTATGGGAATCCAAATTGGTACCACAATTACCGTTGAGTTCAATGCAGAGCAAATAGCAAAACTTGATTCCGTGCTTCAAGCGTATGAATCTTATGTATTTGACCCAGTTGTAGAACCAGCCCGATACGAAAAAGCCCAAAAAGATGTGGCATTAATTTTTAAAGCACTTCATGACGCTGGTTATCGCTAAGTTGGAACTAAACCCAAAGTGTGTTATACTTAAAGTGTAAGGACGAGGAGCATAAATGGAAAATTACAGTTGGGTGGTTGACCCGTTATCAGCCCAAGCATCTCTTGAAAAAGCACAAAAATTAGTCAAGCGAGCCAACAAAAAAGGCTTGAATGGTGGCTATTCAGTTGAACTTATCAAAAAAGTAAATCCTGAAAACGAAGCGGTTTATTACGAAATTGCGGTGACTGGCACACCTTATGAAATTGGTGGCTGGACTTTTGTTGGTGTCATTGAATGGGTTCCAGAAACCGAGTTGTTCATCACCAAATCTTCACCAAACTATGAAGGTGCCGAGATTGACCGTTCATTGGTCAAGCAGAACGCATGTGACCACTGTGGAACTAACCGTAAGCGTAACTACCAAGTTGTAGTTGAAAACGCTGAAGGTGAACGAAAAGTTGTTGGCTCTACTTGTACCAAAGATTTCTTAGGCTGGGCTTTCAGTCCAAGTTTCATTGATTCGGAAAAAGATTTGGAAGAATCATTCCGTGGTTACAGCAGTGGCGGTGAGAGTCCAAAAACTAGCGTGTACATTTTGGAAACGGCTCTTGTAGTTATTAATGAAATTGTTGGTGGTTATGTAAAGTCTGGTAACACGGGTTCTACCAAAGATGCCGTAATTGACTACGACTTTCAAGTCAAAGAAGAATCAGATTCGCGTTATTACGGTCCAAAGCCTTTTACTGCTGGTCTTGCTTCTTTGGAATCAGGTAAATACACGGCTCAAGCAGAAGCGTTGATTGTTGAGGGTCGCAAGTTTGTAGCCGACAAATCAGGTGGTTACTACGACAACTTGAAGGTTGCTTTGGAAAGCGAGTTTGCGTTTCCATCTTTGATTGGCTTGCTTGTTTCAATTATCCCAGTTTTGAAAAAAGTTGAGTTGGAAGCAATTAAAGCCAAGGCTGAAGCCGAGAAGCGTTTGGAAATCGAAGGCGAAGTCACCATCCAAACCCAGTTTGCTGAAACTGGAACCAAGTTGGTGTTGAACCAAGCCAAAGTTGTTGGTATCCACGGTTTTAATGGTGCCTATGGCTGGGTTCAGATTTTCACTTTCATCGCCGAGGGTGCCCGATTCAAATGGTTCTCAACGGGTGGATTTGATGCTGAAATTGGTAGCACGGTCAACTTGAAGGGAACGGTCAAGGGCTTTGATACTTACAAAGATGCCAACTCAACCTTGTTGACCCGATGCTCAGAAGTTAAGCCAAAGTTGACCAAGGCTGAAAAAGAAGCCTTAAAAGAAGTTGAGTGGGCTTTTTAAGTTGACCTGCATAACGGATTGAGTTAAGATTCTGATTAGGTTATTGCCTTGTTGAGAGAACTCGTCCTTCCTTAACACAAATGCCGAGTCGTTCTGTTCTTGCTTTCGGAACGACTCGGCATTTCTATTTCGGCGTGTTTGATGTCGGCGTGTCACGCTAAAAATGTATGCTATGTGTTAAGCGAACGTGACCAAGGTGTCCCCATCCATCGTGCCCTTGAGGTCTTATGGTAGGGATTTCGCCTTGCCGTAAAGAGATGGAGTTGAAATGGCTAAGTACGAAGTGCTTGACTATGTGATTAGTTATCCCCCAAACAAAAACGCTTATGTTGGTGAAATTATTGATGATTTATCAGAAAAATCAATTAAATACTTTTTGAGTGTAAATGCTATTGAACTTGTAGATTCTAAAAAATCTTCTAAAACAATAATTGAAATTCCTGACCCTGAAGTAACAGCAGAAACCGTTTCTGAATCTGTATCAGAAGAAGAGGTAATTGACTAATGCCAACTTTTCGTCATGGTAAAAAAACTGCAATTCTTTTTGGTTCCAATAATCTTTCTCAGTATTTAAATAGTGTTGGTGTAGCAAATTCTATTGATACTAACGAAACTACAACTTTTGGCAATGATGCTAAAACTTACATAACTGGCATTGAATCAGCCACATTTTCTTTAAGTGGATTGTATGAGGGTTCAGAAAATGACCCAGTTTTAAACAATGCGCTTAATCAAGATACATTTACGACAATAACTTCAGGTTCAAGCACTGGCACAAATGTTATTGCTTTTACTGTTCCAACAATGACGATTCCTTTTGGTGCTGGTCAAATTGTTACCGTGGCTGGCACATCACAATCTACGCACAATGTAACAGGAGTTATTGCTTCAAGTCCTGCGCCAACTGTTACCAGTTTTTCTTTAGTGACTAACGCTGTTGTAGCCTCGGCTTCTTCAACTGGTGGAACTGCAACAAATTCTGTTATTCAAACAGCCACTGTTGCTCAAGAAGGTTTAACTGCTGGAACTATGTGTTTCTTGGCAGGTACTCGTGTAAAGTCCTACGAAATTAAATCAAGTGTTGCTGACGTTATTCAAGCAAATGTTGAATGTGAAGCCGATAACGGTTTGGATTCAGGTAAAATTCTGCAAGGCGCAACAACGATTAACACTATTGGTGCCAACAACGGCGCAACTTTAGATAATGGTGCTTCCCTTGGTGCCACTACACGAGGTTATGTAGCACATCTTCATGTGACTGCAAACACATGGACAGGAACAGCAACGTTTGCTATTCAACATTCCACGGATGGTTCCAGTTGGAACACGTTGGATACGTTTACGGTTGTTCCTGCCAGTTCGATTTATCAGGAACGGAAAGTATCAACTTCCGCAACTGTAAATCGTTATGTTCGGGCACTAGCGACTCTTGCATCGGGCACGGGAAGCGTTACTTATTCAATGGCTATTTCAAGGAGATAACATGCCAACTTTTAAACACGGTAAATCCGCTTATTTTGCTCTTGACAACGGCTCTGCAACACTTACTGACATGTCAGCAATTTTGCAGGATGTCGGTATTGGTCGTGGTCTAGACATGGGTGAAACAACATCATTTGGTTCAAATGCTAAGACTTACATCACTGGTCTTGGAGATTCGACTATTTCTGTTTCTGGAAAGTATGATTCAACATTTGATTCGCAAATTCAGACTTGTCTTAGTGGACTTCAGGCTGGAACAATTTCTTCTCTATTGTTTGAATACCGCACAAACAATGCGATTGTAAGTTCAACCAATCCAAAGTGGACTGGTTCAGCACTTATCAAATCTTACGAAGTAAAATCATCTGTTGCTGACGTTGTTTCATTTTCTTTGGAACTTCAGGTAACTGGCGCAGTAACTCGCGCAACATCATAACTAAATACAACAACGTGGCTTAGTGCCCCAAACCCTAAAGGAGAAATAAATGTCCCTTCGTGACCAAATTTTGGCTAAAGATGACATCTTAAAGAAAATTGTACATGTCCCAGAATGGGGTATTGACATTGAAGTTCGTGGCATGACTGGTGCTGACCGTACTAGCATCCTGAAAAATGCAGTTGATACAGCAACTGGTCAGGTTGATTTGCAGGTCATGTATCCAGCAATTGTTATTGCTTCATGTTATGACCCTGAAACTGGGGAAGCAATTTTTGTTCCTGAAGATGCTGATGCATTGCTAAATAAATCGGCTATTGCCCTTGACCTTTTGGCGCAAGAAGCGATGCGTGTAGGTGGTTTAACGAATGCTGAGGCTGAAGACGCAGGTAAACAGTTTCCTGCTTCAACCGAATCTTAGATTCGTTTTTATGCTCGCTGAAAAATTGGGTAGGACGGTTGGGGAACTACTAAACGGTAGCCCCAGCCATCGCCCGATTTCAGGCTACGAGTTGATGCAATGGGAAGCATTGCACCGTCTTGAAGTCATGGAATCAAGAGATTCCAGTATGTAGTTAGGAGTTGAAATGGCAGAATCAATAGTTACCGATGTTGTGGCACGAATTTCTGCTGATTCAACAAATTTTGTCAATGGCATGAAGATGGCAGAAAATTCTGCTCGTCAAATGCAAACCACCGTTGAAGGTGGTTCCAATCTTGCTCAAAAAGCAATGACTGGAATTGGCGTTGTCGCAGGTGCGGCTGGTCTAGCAATGATTAATTTTGCTCACAAATCTTTTGAAGCGGCCGCTCGTGTAAATGAACTTGACATTGCTATGAGAGCAGTTGGAACTTCAACAGGTCTTGGCTACGTCAAACTTCGTGAAGCGACACTTGCCGTTAAGAAAAACGGTATTGAAATGCATGCGGCGCAAGAAATGGTTTTGTTGTATGCAAAAGCAAATCTTGATGTGGCTAAAGCAACTGAAATTTCTCGTGTTGCACAGGACTTGGCTGTCATTTCACAATCTAACTCAACGGAAACAGCAACCCGTTTGACTTACGCCATCATGAATCAAGATACTCAAATGCTTCGTTCTGTTGGTATTACAAAATCTGCTTCGGAAGCATTTAATGATTATGCAGTTCAAAATCATGTTTCGGTTGCTTCTTTAACTGAGTTCCAAAAGAAACAAGCAATCACTAACATGATTATTTCTGAAGGTGCTAAAGTTGCTGGAGTTTACGAAGCGGCGATGCATGAACCTGCAAAAGTTTTACGTTCATTTCCTCGTATTTTTGATGACATTCAAGAAGCAGTTGGTCAAGGTTTTACTACATCTTTTGGGCCATTAATTGTTAATCTTTATCACGCTACTAAGGCTTTTAGTCAAATGGTTGGTGAAGGTGGAATGTTAGCCCCAATTGTTGATGCAATTGGTCGTGCTTTTAAATTTATGATGGACCCTTTGAGTAGGGCTTTTCAATTTCTTGCACATTTTTTAGAAAAAAAACAAGAACTCTTTGAACTTGGGGAAAAGGCTCGTAGCACTGCTAAAGGCATGCAAGAAATTGAAGATAAAACTCGTGGCATGGCTGAAGGAATTGCTAAGGCTTTGCCGTTTATCGCTGGTATAACTACGTTTTTTGCTTTGACTGCTGGAAGTTCTTTATTGGGCGCATTGCCCGTTATTGGTGGATTCTTTGCAGGTTTAAGTGCGTTGGGTGCTGGTTTTGCTGTAATGGTTTTGATGATTCCAGCAGTGCAAAAAGAACTTATTCATTTGTTCCGCGCTTTGTTGCCTTTGCTTAAAGTTGCTATGGATGTTGGTCGCGTTTTTGGGACTATTGTTTGGACAGCAATAACTAAATTAATGATTCCAGTTCGTTTTTTGATTGACCAAATTGCAAAATTAACTGGATGGTTGTCTAAAAATACTAATGTTTTGATTGCTTTTTTTGGCGTACTTGGCGTTGGATTTCTTGCAATGAAAGCCCAAGTTGTTGTAACTAAATTATGGACATTGGCTTTGGGGGCGCAGGCCGCCGTAATGAAGGGGGTTGCAACTGCGTCCTTAATTATGGAAGGCGGTCTTTGGGGAGTTACAGCGGCTCACGAAGCGGCCGCTATTGCAACTGCTGAAGCGGCCGCGGCCGCCGAAGCGGTTACAGCGGCTCATGCTCAAGCAGTAATTGCGGCTGAAGCGGCTGGAACCGCGGCTGTCATGTGTGCGGCTGACATGGAAATTCTTGCGGCGGCTGAAACTGCGGCGGCCGCGGAAATGGAACTTTTAAATACCACTTTTGCAGTAAATCCTTTTGTAATGATTATTATTGGTATTGCACTTTTAGTTGCGGCCTTTGTTTATTTATGGAATCATTCTGAAAATTTCCGCAAAACAATGACTAAAGTTTTTGATGCTATTGGTAAAGCAATTGGTTTTGTTATTGGTTGGATTCTTAAAGTTTTAGGTTCACTTGTAGAGGGTTATTCGCATTTAATTAGTTCAAGTGGTGTTTTAGGCAAATTTGTTATTTCAATTTGGTCTGCTATTGGTAAAGCAATTGGTGGTTACATTGGTTTTGTTTTAGAAACTTATGGTCGTTTGCTTAAAGGTGTTTCTGAATTACTTGCTAGTCATGGCAGTCTGTATAAGTTCCTTGTGCAGTATTACAATGCGATACTTCAAGTTGTAACTGGTGTTATTTCTAGCATTTTGGATGCTTACGCTACAGTTTTGCGCGGTGTTGGTTTGTGGCTTGCTGGAATGATTTCTTTTGGTGAAATGTGGACTCAAGTTTGGAATGGTTTGTTTAAAATTGCTAAAAATCTTGGCAGTTTTATTTTCCAAATTTTAAAAGGTTTAGGCAAAGCAGTTTGGAATTTGGGTAAAGACATTGTTAATGGCATGGTTAATTGGGCGAAAGGTGTACTTGGTGCGCATAAAGAAGTTGAGGATTCAACTCAAGCCATTGGCGACCATACGGAATCTTGGGGCGTAAAAGTTGGTAAAACTTTTATTACTTTATCGCACACTTTAAGTGAATGGGCAAGCAAAGTTCGTCATTTTGGAAACGTTAACATTGGTACAAAAATTGTTGACACACTTGGAAAATCCATGGGTGTGGCTGGCGATACTTTGCTCAAGTGGGCAAAAACTGCTAAAAGTTTTGGTAATAGCGTTGGTGACATTGCTAAATCAATGGTTGATTCTATTTCTAAGGGGGCAAGTGCGGTTGGCGATTGGCTAACTAATACTGGAGATAAAATTATTGAGTTTACAGCAAATGGTGTTACCAGAAAAGTTATTGATACTGTTACAAGTTTTATGGGCAACATGGGTGACATGTTTGGTGGTCTTGATAAACTTACTGGCAATTTTGGTAAAAAAATTGATACTACGGCTGACAAACTTGATAAAGGTTTGAAAAAAGTTGGAGCAACTGCGGCGCAACTTGCCAAAACTGCGGCTGATGCTGGAAAAGCACAGTTAGAGGCTATGAAGAATGAGGCTCAAAAAGTTTTAGAATTTGCTCAAAGTGCTATTGATGATACCAACAGATTTGGTGGCATTATGAGTTTGGGTGCTTCTGAGGAAACCCCTGTTACTGCGGAAATGATTGTTGCTAACCTTCAACAGCGTTTAACTGCTATTACAAAATTTGGTGAAAATCTTCGTAAATTGCGTCAGATGGGTTTGAATGATTCTTCTTTCCAAGAAATTGTTGGGGCAGGTCCTCTTGCTGGCGGTAAAATGGCTCAAGCCCTTATTGATGCTGGCAAAAGTGCAATTGGTCAAGTTAATTCATTTAGTGGCGTGACTGGAAGTATCACTCTTGCTTCTGATTACATTGGCGACCAAGCAATTAAGAGTCGTTACGGTGCCAATACTGGTCTTATGGAACAGCGTGGCATTATGGCTACCACGGTTCAAACTTTTGCTTCTGGGGCTTTCCAGTTCCATTTTGGTGCAGGTATTGATGCTAAGACTCAAGCGGTTATGACTAAGCAAATGAAAACGGCTATTCATTCTGCGTTTGTTCAGTTGCAGAAAGATTTGAAAAAGAAATAATGAGTACAATAACCATTACACGTCCTAATCTTGATGATACTGGTGCGTCTAATTTTCGAACTCTCACTGGTGGAACAACTCTTTACACTGCTATTAATGACAGTTCTACCAGTACAGGAATTATTAAGTATGCTTCAGCAACAGGCATAAAAAAATGTAGTTTTCTTTTTACTGATTCTCCAACTTTAACAAGCAGTCAAAAAGTTAGACGTGTTCGTATTGTTGCAACTGTCACTGCTCCACTTTCTTCCAGTCACATGGACATTCAACTTGGAACCAAAGTGCAAGGAACAAATTATTACACTTCTTCTTTAGCAATTCGTGGACAATACACTTCTAATACAGTTTTTACTAGCGGATGGTTTGCTTATTCGCCAGATGGCAATCCTTGGAATCAAACAAGCATTAATGGGTTAAGGGCGCAAATTACCGAGTATGGTGAAAACAGTGGAACTGTTAGTGCTGTTACTTTGCGTGAATTGTACATTGAAGTTGATGTAAATACTTGTGCAACTGTTTCTGTTGTTTCTCCAACTTCTATTTCTGCTTATCAAACTGTGAGTTGGAATTTTACTGACCCTGACGGTGATGACCAAGATTATTACAGAGCAAAAATTTTTAGTTCTGCTCAATACTCAATTACAGGTTTTGATGTTGAAACTTCTCCAAGCACTTGGGATTCTGGTGTTGTGGCTTCTTCAGATACAATTGCTGTAAGTACAGATTTAATTCCTAATGGATTATGGCATCATTCTGTAAAATCTGGAAAAAATGTTGCTGGTGACATTTTATGGTCAACTTGGGATGATAATTACAACAACATTAATTTAAGCCCAATACCTTCTGTTCCTACTGTAAGTTTGAGTTCATCTTCTAGTTTAAATTTATCTGCTATTAACGTTACGGGTTCTAATTATTCTTCTGGTAATCAAACATTTCAATTACAACGCTCTGATGATGGCGGAGTAACTTATTCAGACATTCGAAATGGAACTTCAATAACTCCTACCGCAAACGCTGTAGACATAAATGATTATGAATCTCCAAGAAATGTTACTGTGTATTACCGTGCCCGTGCTGTTGGTATAGTTGGAGAAAATTATTATGTTTCTGCATGGTCAAGTTCTGTAAGTGCTTTTATTAGTAATGATAATAATTGGTGGTTTAAGGCTGTAAACAATCCTTCTTACAATGCTGGTGCTGTTCGAGTTATGCGTGGTGCCTCTGAAACAATTGTTGAAAGCAATGGAACTTTTAGACCAATTGGTCGAAACACATCTATTGTTGTTAGCGGTTCTATTTATGGTGACGATGGAAATTACACCATTATGTTTACTACAGATGCTGAATACAATGCTTTTGATGCTCTTCTTAAAAGTCAAGATTTAATTTTAGTTCAAGACCCATACAATACTCAAAAGTATGTAAAACTTGTTCAACGTTCTTCAACTCTTGGCGGTACGGCTGGGAGAAGACTTCGTGAAGTTAAAGTTGATTACATTGAGGTTGCGTCAACGTAATGTATCCCGTAACTTCAAAATTTTTGAGTGCGGTGCGTCAATCGCATGAAATCACTTTTCGTGCAGAGGTTCGTTCGAATGGTTATAAAGTTTTAGATTTGTATCCTAATTCTGGAAGTGTAAACATAGATGGTGGTAATACTTTTCGCCGTACCATGAATTTAACTATTGCTGATTCAACTCAACAAGAAATACTTTTAAATTCTGTTTATCAAAATTACAGTTATTACAACACTACTTATTCAACTTATAGTGCATTAAACAGTGCTTTAAGTAGTTATTCAAAATTGCTTGTTGTTATAAGTTATACTCAATCTGTTAGTTTTAATTCCCCTTATGTTCCTAAAAATGCTTATTCTGCATTAACCCCTTACGGTAATGAAATTTGGATTTGGCGCGGTGTTAAATACCCAGATAATACTATTGAAGAAGTTCCTCTTGGTGTTTTTGTTATTACATCAGTTGAAATTGATGATTCTGGCTCTGGTGTTACTATTAAAGTATCTGGTGTTGACCGTGCCATTAAACTTATGCGGAATAAACCTACTGATTCTGCTTATTCTTCTGGATACTCAACTATTTCATCTCTTGGTGTTACCACGATTGGTTTAAATGTTGCTTTGACCGCGTTATTGCAAACTTTTTACCCATCTATTGAGTTAAATCTTACGCCTGTTTATTTATTAATTAATAGTTTTGTGCTTCAAATTGGTGATGACCCGTGGGCTAAAGCAGTTGAAATAGCAAATTCTGTTGGGTATGACCTTTATTTTGATGCTGAAGGGGTATGTACTCTTGATGTGTTTCCTGATGTTTCGGGTGCGGTTGCTGACATTGAATACTTAGAAAATAACGAAGCAGTTTTATTAAATGTTAATCGTAAAATTTCTTCTGATTCGACATACAACGGAGTTCATGTTACTGCTACTGGTACTAACATGCTGGAACCTTTTATTGCTACCGCTTGGGACGAAGATTCTTCTTCACCAACTTATCGTTATGGTGGATTTGGTCAAGTTCCAGTTTTTATTAGTTCCAATCAAATTACTGGTCAGGCTGTGGCTAATAATACAGCACAAAGATTATTGTCTAGATACATTGGTTCTGCTGAAGAAATTTCTTGGACTTCCATTGTTAATCCTGCAATGGATGTTTATGATGTTGTTCAATTGGTCAATACTGGAACTGCCATTAACACAACTTTAATTGTGGACAATTTAACTATTCCTTTTGGCGCAAGTGAAACTATGAGTGCTAAGGCTCGTGCTATCCGTTTTCTTCCCGTATCCTGATACAATAAATTAACCGAAAGGACACTTCATTATGGCTTCTACAACTAGCAAAGGTTTCAGATACCCTCAGTCATCAGATGCGGCAAATGTTCCTGCTGACATTCAAAACCTTGCAAATGATGTTGATACAAAAGTTGGTTTGTTTCTTATCAATACAACAACTTTTGGCACTTCCCCCTGCACTCTTGATAATGTTTTTACTAGCAATTATCGTAATTATAAAATTATTTTAACAGCAACTATTGGGGCTAGTAGTTCGACAGGTGCCACAATGGGACTTCGTGCTTCTGGAACAACTGCTACTGGTGCCAATTATCAATGGTCTGGATTTTATGTCAATAATTCGGTCACAATGACGGCTGAAGCAAACACCGCAGGAACAACTTTTAAATTGCCTTGGAATTATGGTGGTACATCGTCTAGTGGAGTTTATGGCAGTGTTGGCAATCTTGTTCTTGATGTTTTAAATCCGCAGTTGGCTTTACAAACTTCATTTTCTTGTGATGGTCAAGTGCCTAATTTATCTCAATCTGGTGGTAGCGCAAAATACGCAGGTTTCCACACTTTAAGTAATGTTTATGACGGTTTTACGATTGCAATAACGGGTTCAACTGTCGCTGGTGGCATTGTAAAGGTTTATGGATACAACTAATTATGGAAAATGTTGATACAACTGAACTTGAAGAAATTGATACTTCTGAATCTGATTTTCAATTTCAGGCTGGTTTTTTCAATGAGATTAGTTCAAAAATTCTTGATAAAGGCGATTATCCCACATTATTAAATGGAATTGTTGCAAGCAAAAATGAAACTTATCAAACTATTGGTGTTTACATTGGTGGTTCAACTACTGCTGTAACTGGCATCAGGTACTTAACTACTTTTGACCCAGCAATTTATCAAAAAGTTTGGCTTGTTGTTGTGGGTAATAATTTGTTGGCTATTGGAGCGCAACAACAACCTAACGCTTTGGCTTGGGTTTCTGGTACAACCTACGCTGTTGGTGATGCCGTTACTTATTCTGGATTGACTTACATTCGTTTAATTGCTGGTGCTGGAACAACAACTCCGAATTTGGATACAACTAACTGGGCTGTTTCAAATTTTGTTGCTGGCGGTACTTGGCGTGTTTGGGATTCATCTGCACCTCTTGGGGCACCAACTATAGGTGGAACTGGTTGGTCTATCGGTAATGGTGCTTTTTCAAATTGTTGGTATTCACAGGTTGGCAAAACCGTAAATTTCCGTGGGACTTTTACAATAGGAAGCACCACTACAAACGGTTCAGGTTCTTTAACAATAAGTTTGCCTGTTACGGCTCAAGATACAAGTTGGCAAGGAATTGGACGAGGAACTTTAGTTTTAGCAGGTGTATCTCGTGCTATTCCTATGATTTTGGCACCTTCCAGCACTACTGCTTTTGCACCACAACTTTTTAATGTGGCAGGAACTTTTATTACTCGTGCCAGCATTACAAGCGGTAACTATGCAACTGTTACTTCAGGAAATACTATTATTTTTAATGGAGTTTACGAAGCGGTGTAAAACTTTTTATGTAAACTGAGTTTAATGCTTGAACAAACTTAGTGGAGTAGATAGATGACGCAGTGGCAAACTTATTTAGCGGTAACTTGCTCTTTAATTGTAGTCCTTGGTGGCATTGTAAAAATCTACAAGTTGACTAAACGCATAGATGCTTCAATAGGCTTGGACAGGGATGGGCGAACTGTGTCAGAGCGTATGGGTAGAGTTGAACACCAATTATGGCCCAATGGTGGTTCCAGTTTGATGGATAAAGTGAACTCAAATGAGCGTATAAATAGCGAAATTTCGGGGGAAATCACGATTATTCGTGAACTCTTACAGGCTCTTTTAAGTAATCGTAAATAGACTGAAACTGGAGTGAAAAGGGAAAAACACTCCAGTTCCAGCCGAGCAACTGGGAACCCCTTACCAGTCGCTCTCGCAAGTAAACATAAAAGTCTTGCTTCGTTTATCTTTGCCATTTTTTGCTGACGATTCAAGCCGTGTTTTGACTTTCTAAACCCTAGGTGTATTATGGGTACAAAGTAAGGAGTTAATCATGGAAAACATTCATGAATTTGAAGACCCAGCATTAGACGCAATTGAGTTCAAAGAAGCATTTAAAGTTTTGGACGATTCAGGGGCGACTTGGGCAATTCGTAAGTTGTCAGCGATTCGAATGAAGTTAATGGAAAACACGGAAATTTATTCGCAAGAATTAAATCGCATTAACCAATGGTTAGAAAAAGCCAACAACAAACTGGAAAAAGATGAAAATTATTTTGTTGGATTGTTGACCGATTACGCTTATCGCGTTCGCGTGAAAGACAATCGTAAAACAATTACATTGCCACATGGCGTAATTAAATCTCGCGTGTCAGCACCAAAAGTTAAAGTAGATGATGCGGAAGTTTTCTTGGGTTGGGCAAAAGCCACAGAAGCCAATGAACTCATTCGCGTAAGAGAAGAACCAGCAGTTTCCACATTCAAGGAACTGTTTGACATCGTAGGCGATAAAGTCGTCCTACGAGCAACAGGTGAAGTCGTACAAGGCGTAACTGTTGTCCCAGAAGCAACCTCAATCACAATCGAATCGGAGTAAAATGTCTGAGAACCCCACCATTCAACAATCGCTTGCGTTCGTCATGGAAGATGTGCAAGCAGTAGCAAAAAAAGACCGCAACAATTCACAGGGATTTAGTTTCCGTGGCATTGATGCAGTCGTTAACGCAGTTGCTCCAGCATTGCGTAAACACAAAGTCGTAGTAGTTCCTGTGGTGCTTGAACACCAATACGGCACCGTGGAAGTTGGCAAAAACAGAACTCCCATGAGCCATGTCATCCTAAAGGTGTCTTACAAGTTCATAGGCATCGCTGGGGACGCAATTGAAGCCGTTGTGGTATCTGAAGCCATGGACTCAGGTGACAAGGCTATGTCAAAGGCTATGTCTGTTGCGTTCCGAACTGCATTACTTCAGGCTCTTGCTCTACCAACTGATGAACCTGACCCAGACTCGGTGTCGTACGAGCGTTCAGAGCCTCTACCTCCAGCCACAGAGGATGAGTACAACTCAGTTCATGCTGGTTTGATGGAAGCAGACACAGCCGAGAATTTAACAGCCGTGGCTCAAACAGTTGGTAAGTACAACTTTACAGCCGATGAAAAAAAATCCTTACGCTTGGTATACACTCAACGCTTTACTGAACTCACAAGTTAGGAAGCGTCATGAGCATTATCCGTGCCCAGCGTCCACATTCAGGGTTTACGGTAGTTCGTAACGATGTTGCTCAAGACACTCGTTTGTCCTATCGTGCCCGTGGACTCTTAATTTACATTTTGTCGTTGCCAGATAATTGGCGAACGGACTCAGTTTCTCTTGCAAAAGAAGCAGTTGAGGGTCGTGATGCGATTCGTAAGTGTCTAACTGAGATGGAAGAAGCAGGTTATCTAAAACGCTCCAAATCACAAAACGAGTTGGGTCATTGGGAAACCCAGTGGACAATTTATGACCATCCAGAGTTTGCAAACCCCGAAAACACCGAAGACGGATTTCCAGTCATCGGTAAATCAGGCACTATACAAAGAACTAATACAAAAGACTTACTAATAGAGTTACAACCTACGGTTGATGCACCAATTACGGCTAGGGAAGTTGTTGGTGCCTATGTGGATACTTGGGTTGAGTTGCATGGGGAAAAACCGTTGACTCGCCAGATTGGTCAGTTGTCGCGTGAAGCCCGTGTTTTGCTTGAACAAGGGGTTGAGCCGACCCGACTCATAGAATCTGCTAAGAAGTGTGCAACTGATGGTCACGCACGATTGGATTCGTCTTACGCATGGATAACCGCTAATGGGACTCGCAGTTCCACGACCAATGCCCGTACCGATAATCTCAATACGGGACTCAATTTGGTCAAACAGTTTGAAGCACAGGAAGGACAGGTGGCAGAAATTGAAGCGTTCAGACCTCGCCAGATTGCTAACGATGGTTAAATCCATAGATGACCGCATTTCGGTGGATGAAGCCCGTGTTTACGCTTGGGAACTCGTTTTGGATAGCGACCTCACTTTTGATTTCGGTGTAGAAGCCCTAAAACGCCATTACAGCGTTTCCAACGAGAGAATCATGCCTAGCCACCTAAATGTCCCGTGGAGGGCTTACAAGCGTGATGAGAGCCTACAACAAGCAAGTTTGGAACGCAGAACCCAGCAAGGTGTACCAGCAACAGCAGAGTTTAAAGAAGCCCTAAACAAAATCAGAAGGATAAAATGAGTAAATCACAAGGAGTTCACCCAGATACTAGGCGTGAAGTTTTAGCAAGAGCGTATTTCACTTGCGAGTATTGCGGATGGAAAAACAATTCATTGAATGTCCATCACCGTACACCACGGGGAATGGGTGGAACCAGAGTCAAAGAGATTAACCAGCCAGCCAATTTGTTGGTGTTGTGTGGCTCAGGAACCACAGGATGCCATGGATGGGTTGAGTCCAACCGTGAAGAGGCTACAGAACTCGGATTGCTCGTAAAACGGGGACAAAACGCTGAACTCATACCTTTTAAAAACAAAGAGGGACAAGTTTTCACCATTTTGAACGATGGAACCAAATTGTTGTGGGTAGAAACGACAGAAAAAGGCACACAGAATGACTTGTAATACACAACTAGAGTTGTTAAACTACGGTTTATGTGTAGCCAAACTCACACCCACGAGTTCACGCTCCATTTTGCTCAAAAACCATGGACAACGAATGCAGAAAGAGCAGGAAATAGGTGGGAACGGGCAAGCAATGTCAAAACATGGCGAACTGCCTTTTTCTACCTAGCCAAACAGCAAAAAATACCCCAACTCACAGATGTACAAATCACAGTTGAGGTACAGCAAGAAAAAGGACGACTTCAAGATGTCGGAGCATGCAACCCAGCAAGCAAAGCGGCCATTGATGGACTCGTAGATGCAGGAGTGATGGAAGACGATTCCCCAAAGTTTTTAACTTCAATCACATTCATGCAACCCACAAGAGCAAAAAACGGATTAACACTACACATAAAAGGAACAGGAACCTTGTAATGGCATTCATACGACAAGCAGGTAAAGAAACTGAACGCCAACTTGAAGAACTCAGGTTGGTATCGGGAATGATGAAAGAACACCACGACCAAGTTGAAAAACTTATGAAACGGCGTAAAGAACTCATTCTCAAATTAAAACAAAAAAACATTACCTACAAAACCATGTCTGAGTACATGGGCACCACTTACCAAAACATTTACAAAATCATCAAAGACGAAATTCCGCGAGATGAACACGGTAAAGCCAGAGTTGGAAGACCACCACTAAATCCTTGAGAGGGGATAAGAAATGACCAACACAGCAACTCAAAGCCTAATTAAAGCACTTGCTTGCAATGAAGAAACCAGCCACACGGACGAAGCAGTCGCACAAGTAGCAACTCAATGGTTTGCACATTGGCTAGAAGTTCGTGCAACCCTAGAAATTGCTGAAGGGCGAGAATCAGACGCTGAAAGTCTAATCAGAGCATCATACGCACTCAAAAATTTGGAGTAAATCATGGGCAACAACATTAGAATCACTGAAACTGAAACAGTGCCAGTGAACTCAATCACGCCCCATCCACAAAACGCTAGACGCGGTGACATTGACAAGATTGCTGAGTCCCTAGATAAGCATGGGCAATACAAGCCCATAGTGGTGAACAAGCGTGATAATTGCATACTTGCAGGTAATCACACATACAAGGCAGTCAAGAAACTACGGTGGACTCAAATCGCTGTCGTGTGGGTAGATGTAGATGAAACCACAGCCAAGAAAATCATGATTGCAGACAATCGCACCTCCGACTTGAGTTCATACAATGAAGATGCACTTTTTGGCATGCTCAGTGAACTTCCCGATTTAGCAGGGACAGGATTCACAGACGATGACCTTGCTAACCTCAGTGAACTCCTAAACAGCCCATTTACTCCAGATGACAAACCAATGCGTGAAGCACAAGATGACGAATACCAACTTGTGTTAGGTAAGTTCAGGGGGACTCTAGATGCACAAATCTACGAAGCGTGGGAAGAGGCGATACTGGCAGACTCAGACCAGAAACGCCCAAGAGTCATAGCCACAATCAAGGAATGGCTCCAGTTACCCACACCACCGATGCCAATGTACAACGACCCAGCGACATTATTAAGCCCACCAGAACGAGTCGAAGCCGTCCTCGCAGATGTAGACACCCTACGCCCATACCCACAAAACCCACGCGAAGGGGACATCGGAGCAATCGCCCAATCCCTCCAAGAACTCGGACAATACCGACCCATCGTGGCACGGACAGACGGAACAATCCTCGCAGGAAACCACACCTACCAAGCCGTCAAAGCCCTCGGCTGGAAACAAATCGCTGTCACCTACATTCAATGCACAGACGATGAAGCATCACGCATAGTGTTGGTAGATAACCGCACCAGCGACCACGGAACATACGACAGGGACGCTTTACGGCTCCTAATCAGTTCCTTACCCGATTGGAAAGGCACAGGATACGAACCAGCCGATGTATCCGAATTATTGGGTGGAGGGGCACCAAACCCAGCACCCGACACCACAGGGAAAGTGACATGCAAAGTTGGCTCATTCGCTTTCCGTATGCCCAAAGCAGACATAAACAGGTGGTGTGCAGGGCTAACACATGAAGACATCAGTTACCGCTTACAAATACCTGAGCAGGGCATAATTTACACATGAGATACACCACACGCTATGTTGAGAAAGCCCTGAAACGCCTAGATGCAGTTCGTGACCTTCACACACCCACACGATTCGCTGATTTAACGGTATGTAAACATTGCTGGACAATAAGCGAGCAAAATGTCACAGTAAGCACCAACGGTTTCCATCATCAATACATTTACCCTTGCCCTACAATCAAAACAATGGAGGAAGCGTGAGTTTCACACAAATCATCGAAGGGCTAGTAGTCGTATTTTTAGCCACCACAGCACTTTTGCTCATCGCCACCCTATTCCTCATGACATGGGACGACCTCAAAACCACCCACAGGCGAAAGAAGCACAAACATGACCGCAACGCCTAAAAAAGCCACACCAGCAAAAAAAGCGACAGCCAAAAAACCTGCCGTTGGTCGCAAAACCAAATTAACGCTAGAAAAATCAGAAATCATCCTTGAAGCCCTAAAATCAGGTTGTTATCTAGATACTTCAGCGAGTTATGCAGGAATCAGCCAAGCAACCTTATTCAATTGGCTTGCCCGTGGGAAGAAAGAACGCGACAGGCTAGAGGTATTCCCAGACAGCAAACCTGATGAAACCGAGGTAGTGTTTTTAGAATTCTTAGTGGCTGTAGAAAAGGTTCGTGCAGAATCCGAATTACGAGCCGTCATGCAAATCCAACAGGCCGCGAGTACGGGAACATGGCAAGCATCAGCATGGTATTTAGAACGCTCATACCCAAAAAAGTGGGGAAGAACAGACCACACCGAAGTTACGGGAGCCGATGGTGGGGCAATCAAGATAGATGTTGCATCAGACGAATTGGAACGCAAAATCATGCAGATAGCAAGCAAGCGAGAATCTGAAGGGTAAACTACGGTTATGCGTTTAGTTGACCGTTTAATCAATGCCGACCCACAAGAACGCATGAAAATCTATGCAGGGCTAGAACCCGATGAACGCATGGCATTAGCAAACCTTTTAGATGCCGAAATAGATAACCCGTGGGCTAAATGGGAAAAAGACCCAGTTGGTTTTATCCAAGACGGCTTGGGTGAGGTGATGTGGTCAAAACAACGAGAAATCGCTAATGCCCTAATCAATAATCAGCGTGTAGCAGTACCAGCATGCCATGGACCTGGCAAATCGCACCTTTCAGCCCGTCTGGCCGCATGGTGGGTATCGGCACATCCACAGGGAACAACGCTATGCGTTACTATCGCCCCAACGCATCGTCAGGTACGAAACATTATCTGGCCTCACATTCGTAAAACCGCCACTAAAGCAAAACTTAAAGGTGAGGTGCTGACACAGACATGGAAAATGAATGGCGACATTGTTGCCTACGGTTTCAGTCCCAATCCGTATGACGAATCCGCGGCCCAAGGTATTCACATGCCCAATTTGCTTATTATTGTGGATGAGGCTGGTGGTATTGGTGAGGTTGTTGGTCGCTCCTTAGAAGCCCTCATGACGGGTGGCAATACCCGATTACTACTTTTGGGTAATCCGCCTACAGACCAAGAAGATTCATGGTTTGAACGGGCATGCAACAGCGACCTCTATACAACGATTCCTATTGGGGCTTATGACACACCTAATTTTACGGGTGAGGAAACGGGCATGTGCCAATCCTGCCCTGTTCACATTGCACCGCATCCTGTAGCAACCCATCTAGTTGACCAAAGGTGGGTGGATGATGTTGTTGGTGAATTTGGTGATGATTCCCCTTTCGTGGAAGCCCGTGTTCATGCAAGATTCCCTAAAGCAGTAGCCAATAAGGTAATCCCATTCATGTGGGCTGATTTAGCATCACAGAATGAAAAGCCCCTAGAATCGCCCCGTATTAGGCTAGGTGTAGATGTGGCATCAGATGGTGGTGACGAATTCGTTATAGCCCGTATGGACGGCTACAGAATCAAAATCACCCACAAATCCTCTGGCATCCAAAACCATAACGCAGTAGATGTAGCAGGTGTAGTAGCCCGTGAAATTGAAGAATGCATAGCAATCCATGAAGAGCGTGGAGTTCAAGACAAATTGCATGTAAAAATTGACACCATTGGTGTGGGCTGGGGTGTCGTATCGTTGCTCAAAAAGTGGTGTGATGAAAGGCAATGGAACGCAAACATTATTGGTGTGAATGTTTCAGAGCGAGCAAATGACCCTGACAAGTTCCGTAACCAGAGAGCCGAAATGTGGTGGAATGGGCGATTATTGCTACAACCTAATGACGCTAAAGAGCAAGATGTTACCCTTGATACCGATAGAGCAACCCTAGCCCAGTTATCCACCCCAACATTCAAATCCGATTCTGCTGGACGAATCCAAATCGAATCCAAAGTGGAAATGAAACGCCGTGGCATGACTTCCCCCGATAGAGGTGAAGCAATCCTTTTAGCAATGTATGAACCTGCTAAGGGTAGAGCCATAATTCCTGCTATTCCCGTATCGTTGGGTCAAGCAAATGGGTGGCGTGTTGCCTAATACCGTTATTTTTTTTTGGTAAAGTAAAACGCACCAAACTTAGGAGTTAATCACACATGGGTAATCTTGGTGAAATTCTTGAAGAACTAGGTTTAACAACACAAAAATCTTTAAAGGCTGATGATTAATGAAATACGGCACATACGATTTTGAGGTACCTACAGGCACTTATTGGAGCCAACAGTTCACTATGGCTGGATACAATTTAACGGATTACACAGCCCGTTTCACTGTCAGGAACCATTATGACAAAACAATCCTTTTGGCATTAACCAAAAATAATGGCATCACTCTTGCTAATGGCAGTTTCACTATCACAATCACAAGTGCCCAAGCCACCGCTATGGGTATTGGCGAATTTGTGTACGATTTTGAATTTACGGATACTAGCAGTCGCCCAACATCGGTTATGCAGGGAACAATTACTGTCAGCAACCGAACCAATAAGTAGGGGTTGTTATGGCTGGTGAAATTAGTACCACTGAGCAAATAGTTGAAATTACAACTACCGAAAATGCTGTAGCAGTAACGGTTACGGATTCAACAGTTGCGGTCACGGCTTCCGACATTGGGTTACAAGGTCCAACAGGGGCTACAGGTGTTGTTACCGCAACATCACCAATAACTTACAATTCTGGTACACAAACTGTTGCGTTTGATAATACGGGTTTTGTTCGCACCACTATTGCTAACACTTTCACTACTGGCGCACAGTTAATTAAAACAGGTGCAGATGCTATTAAAGGTTTGATTCTGCAACGCAATAGCGCAAGTCAAACAGCGAACATTCTTAGTGTTGTTCAATCTGATGGCACGACTGAACTTGCTCGCGTTCGGCCAATCGGACAAATCGGAATTGGCACTCTAATAACCAATACTGCTCTTGGTATTAATACAGATTTAGTTGGCGATAACCGCGCCATCGTTATCAAGGCAGGTCTGACAGCACCGACCAATAATGCAATTGAACTTTTACCTCTAGCCAATAACACACCTGTAATGAAAGTTGATTTTGCTGGCAACATTACAGCCCCTACTTTTGTAGGCAATGTGACAGGTAATGTTTCTGGCAATGCTGGCACAGTAACTAATGGGGTTTACACCACAGATAAAGGTGCGGCAAATGGTGTTGCTACTTTAGATGGTTCAGGTCTAATACCGACTACACAACTTCCACCTCTAGCCATTAGCGATACTTTTGTTGTTGCATCACAGGCTGAAATGTTGGCTTTAACAGCCCAAGTTGGGGATGTAGCAGTACGCACCGATGTTAATAAAACTTTTATTCTTCAATCATCACCAGCATCAACATTAGCCAATTGGATACAAATCCTTACCCCACCAGCCGTTACTTCTATTTCTACTTCTTCACCGATTACTGGCGGAACCATAACCACAACGGGAACAATTGGTATCAATGACGGAACCACCACACAAAAAGGTGCAGTGCAGTTGGAAGATTCCGTATCCAGCACAAGCACCACCACAGCGGCCACACCT